ATCCGGGCGGCGTTCTTTCCTCTGTCCATAGCCGCCACAAATAAGCATATTAAAAGCCCCGGGATAATTTCCTAGGGCTTTATTTTTTATTCCTCCTCTTCTTCCATTTCGAGCCAAATTTGGCATTGCTTTATTTTTTTAAAGCATTATATAGGACTCTCCGTCATACTCGTTCGCTGCCTCTTCCGCCTCTTCCAGGGTCTGCATCCGTGATTAAAAACCCTTTCATTACGTCATAAGCTGTATGTATCATTGATTCCACTCCCATTTTTTCTCTTATAGTGCTAAAAGGTACTTATATTTGAAAAATACCATATCTTGTGTCTTAATGCAAGTTTTCCTACTAAATATCTTGTGTTGTTCTGAATGTAGAGTTAAAATCATATCGTCAGAACAACGCAAAGGAAATCCCCATTTTTCAAGGTTTCCAGACCTCAATTGAAATGTTAGTGTTGCACATGTAGCCGCCAACGGTTCCACGGTAATTTTTTCAAAAAGTTCATTGACAATCTGCCTGTTAATGTCTTTTGGATTAACGCCCTTAAACTTTTCTAGCTTTTCTTTAATAGCACTTAATTGTGTTTCTACTGGCTCTGGACTTTTGGTATTTTGGATTTCTAGAATATGGCTCTCAATCTGCTTTATCTGCTTCACGTATTCTTTATTTCTTGAAATAAATTCATCATCAGATATTTTTCCATCCAGATTATATTCCAGTATTTTTTCACGTTTTTGTTTTAACAGATCAATCTGTTTTTCAAGTCGTGAGATTTCGTTTTTATTGTCTGGAATGTTTTTGATCGAGGACTGCAAAATTTCAAAATATTCCTCCAAAATGCTATCAATGTTTTCAGAAGATTTATTTATTAATTCTGCGATTACTTCTTTCAGTTCTGATTCTGCCAGTCCAAATGAATCACATGAAGCTGCTCCGTTTTTTATCTTATAACTACATACCCATCGAACATCTTCTTTTCCTCGAATATAATGTTGCTTCATCCAGTATGGTGCTCCGTCGTTAGCGCAGAAAAGTTTTCCAGTGAAAATATTTTCACTCTTAAAAGAGGTTTTTCTTGATTTTATGGCTTCTCCACGTTCTCTTAAATATGCGTTTGCCTTTTCCCAGGTAGTTTCATCAATGATCTGCGGTACTCTGGAACCATCATCCTTAAACATTATCCATTCTGACTGTGGAAGAAATTCTTGTTTCTTGGTAAACATATCGACAACCTTTACTTTTCCTCCACAATAGTATCCTTTGTATTTTGGATTCCGAATAATATTTTTTATGACATCCCGGTTGATTTTCCCACCTTTGAAACTTCTGTATCCCATATCCCAGAGTTTTTTTTCGATTCTTGGTGTAGACATTCCAGAAGCATAGTCTCGAAAGACCATTCGAACCATATCTGCTTCTTCCGGGATTAGCTCAAGTTTTCCTTGATGATTTGAGTATCCATACATTCTGTGCCCAAGTACAACACCATTTTTGATTGACTGTGCGTGTCCAAATTTTACTCTTGAAGAAAGTTTGCGGATTTCGTCCTGTGCAACTCCGGCCATAATAGTAAGTCTGAACTCACTATCATCATCAATAGTGTTAATTCCATCATTTTGGAACCACACGCATACGCCGTAAGATAATAATTCCCTGGTATATTGGATGCTGTCAAGAGTATTTCGTGCAAATCTTGAAATTTCTTTCGTAATAATCATGTCAATTTTTCCGAGCTTTGCATCTCTGAGCATTCTTTGAAATTCTTCTCTTTTATCCGCATGTATTCCAGAAATACCATCATCAATGTAAGAACCAGCAAACTTCCATCTGTTGTTAGAATGTATCAGCTCTTCAAAATGTTCCTCCTGGTGCTTAATGGATGCTTGCTGTTCAACTTTTTCAGTAGAAACCCTGGCATAATAAGCAACATTTAGTTCAATGTCGTAAATAGAGCAATTTCTTAATTTTTCTCTGACATAATAAATATTCATAGTGCATTTCTCCCTTAATAAACAGGGAGTGGAATCATATAAAGTATAACACCTCATATAACTCCACTCAATACATTTTCGTTACTTTCTAATGCTGATTTCAGCTTTAATTCTATCTCTTGTTTTCTCGTCTATCAGACCGAGCGAGAACATTCTTTCGTTTATGGCATACAATATAGCTTTTTCCATTAATTGTCCCTCCATATAATTATCTCGTTTTAAGCGCTGTTTTTCTTTATCTTTTGTATGCCCTATAATTTCTACCATTATTCTCTTTTGAACGATTCTGCACTATTTTAAGTACACAATTATCACGTTTTACAACAAATCAAAGATGTTTACCTGTCCATCAATCTGAGATTCTTCCAGGTTGTAAAATTTGCAAGCTATATAATCTGGGTTCCAATCAATTTCCAGTTCGTATTGTAAACACCGCGGATGCTTACCACCATAGAAGAATCTGCAATCGGAACAGATATGCTGATAAGTTGTACCGCCAGACAGTTTATACATTTCGCTTATCTTTCTCATAGAATCACTCGCTTTACTCTTGACTTTCCTCTCTCTTTCTTCTTGAAGATACCATTTTTAACACAATCCCTCGGATCACATCCTCTGCTATGTTCTTCGATCAAGATATAATCACAGGTTGCATTTGTGCTCCATGCATTTTCGCTCTTGCTGTAATAGTCGCATTTTGAGCATTGTCTCCGCTTTAAGCCTATAATTTCAGTGCTTTTTAATTCTCTCCATGGTTTTCTATCTGGCAATTTTCCGCACCTCCCAATCTGGCATTATCTATAATTTTTAAAAGGTCTGGACTTAGTTTTCTTCGTTCTTGTTCTCTTTGCACTTCTGCCCGATATGTACGCTGAAAATTTGACTGGACTACGCTCAGCCATTTTCCATCTACATTCCCTGATTTCGCCCATTCTTCTAACTGCCCCGGACTTGATACAGCTTTCTGAACTATTTCTGGAAGTTTAGAAAATTCTTCTTCCGCATGGTATATAGAGTTCCAAATTGCCCTTGATACCAGATTCCAAGCTTCTGTTTCGTTCAGTTCGTCAGACTGTGGCGCAAGGCTTTGTGCGCATTTCCTTAATGCTGCTATTGATGGCTCTTTCCATTCAGTCTGCATATATTTCTTTAATCCGAAACTTAAAAGCTTGTAATCTAGGTCTTTAAGGAGACCATACCAAGTATCAAAAGCATATTGATCTGGAAGAAACGATGGAGAAGTGTACACAGCTTTCATTGCTTTTACCAGTACCGCCCATTCTTCCCTTGTCATACCCAATTATCCACCTCGCTTACCCTGTTTTGGATTTTCTCCATGTAGCTGCATGGTCTATTCGTAGACTTGTCCGCATATTGCCCTTCAAATACTTTTGCGAAATTTCCAGGCTTCAAGAACCAATCAAACGTAACCATCCAACCATTTTTATTCTGACCCTGTAAGAAACTACTATGGCGAATGTTCTCAATGGCTTCTAAGATATCATCTATATGGTTCTGACGGATTCTGGCTTTCACTGCTTGTTCTCGTTTTGGTGTCATTCTTTTTACAGGGTTGATACCAAATTCTTCCAGGCTGTTCCATTCGGTGATAATTCGTTGGACGTCAGTCTGACGAATAGTATCTTTAGATACTATTAAATCATTCTCTTCTTCTATTTCTTTTTCTTTATTATCTAATTCTTTATTATCTAGTTCTTTATTATATACTTCTGCCGAGCTAACGTTAGTTTTACTGTTAACTTTACCGTAAAGTTTACTGTTAGTTTTACACTCTATTTTGTCTTTCTGCTTTTTTCGATATTCTTGCATATAATTTCGCATATATTGGCTTTTTTGCTCAATTTTATCGAGATTTTGATATTTTCCCCAGTTCGGAATTGTGTAAACACCGGAAACAATTTCGATCATTCCGTAGTTCTCAAATGTTTTTAACGCTAATCGAACTGTGTTAATATCTCTCCTGAATACTGTCGCTAACATTTCATCAGTATATGCAATCTTATCGTTTAGGATAAAAACACCGCTGTTGTTATTTTTTCCGGCTAAGCACAACAATTTAAACCAGATTACGATAATGCTGTCTGCACTTGGTAAATTTTCAATCAGCATTATTTTTTCATCGTCAAAAATATCTGAACATATTTTTATCCATTTTACATCGCTTGCCAATTCTGAAATTCCTTTCTCCAATTCCTGGATTTATCAAAAGTGTTTATTTTAACTCAATTTCAATTCCATTAATTTTCAGCTCTCCATTTACCGGAATCACAAGAGATGGAACACCGTTTATTTCTTTCAATTCAATCAGAGCAATTTTATCCGGCTGAATGCAGATTGTTGCATCTGATGTTACAATTTTTGCAGTTTTTGAATTATGGATATTATCAAGGGCAACAGGCTCATTACTGAAATACATTTCCCAGTTTTCTTTAAAATCCGATAATTTCTCGCCTGGAATTCCGCAATATCCAAAAATCTGTTCCATTTCATCACATGATACAGTTATCATCTCTGGGCTGTCTTTCTTCTGTTCTCTTACTTCCTGTAAAGATTCAACCAGGTTTTCAGTGAAATTGAATGTTGTGTTTCCATTGAAATTATCCATGATGAAATCCGAAAAAACATTATTCTCATTCCCTGGTATACGTGGAATTGGTGTGCCAAGAACGTTTTCGATGAAGTCTGGATGAATATTCTTTATGTTTTTGTTGAAATACAAGGTTCCATGAATATCAGTGCTTCTGTCATTGAATACAGGGAATAAGAATCCTGTTTCTGGTCTTGCGACTACCCAATCACGAATTCTGTCTTTGATGTTATTTTCAGCCACATCACAGCTAAGACCTGCCTTTGAAAGATTCACCGGGCAAATGCTGCACAGAATGTGTTCATAGATTTCTTCTGAAGCATCGTGCATTTCAGTTTCATCAGAAGCTTTTCCGGGAATGTCATATACTGCATGAATGAGAATTATGTAGTAATTTTCGTGATAATCATAACTTTCAATCACTTTATCATAAAACTCGTCCAAAAGTTCATCATCTTTAAGCTTACTTGCTCTGATTCGCATAAGAAATTCCTGTGTTCCACCCTCTTTTTCCTGTGATAATGGGAATTCAAGGTTCATAAGGTTTTTTCCAAGTCTGCCAGACATGGTTTTCTTGAAAATGTCAAAATACTTAAACATTTCTTCCTCTGGAAGAGACAGGAACGCTTCTTTAATTTTGATTTTCTTATTCTTTTTCGCATCCACATAACAACCACAAATGCGTGTGATTGCACAATTTGCCGGTGTAAACTGCTTCTTAATCTCTGCGATTTCTTTCTTATTCATGATTAATCCTCCGCTCCAAATATTTTTCTTAAATTGTTCTGGTAATTCTTCACTGTTTGTTCGATAGTGTTATAAGTTGGTCTTAATCTGCATCTTTCTTTGTAACCATCGCATCTTGTTCCAAAAAGAATGGCATTCCGACATATCCCATCTTGACTAGCGCAACATTTATTCATTCTTTTACATCCTTTCTACTTCTCTCACTTGTTTCTTCTCAATCCACTTATTAATTTTCTCATCGGATATCATGTACATTTGCTTTAGCATTTCGATGCAGATCAACACATCTGCAATTTCTTCTATCATGTTATCACGGTTGATTTTTCCACGTTTCGCCTTACTGATTGCCTGGATAAGTTCTGCGCATTCTTCCATGCAAACTGTACTTTGATTGTTTTTGCCGTAGTGTTGAATGCTATCTGCTATAATACCTTTATCAATCTTTATCCCTGTTATTAATCCGGCAAGAGCCTTTGCACCGGAATCACACGCCCATGCTTCTTTGAGATAGTTCTTCTGCCATTCATCTTTGATTTCTGAATTTCCCAAGAAACATAAATGCTGGTCTCTCATATCTGATAAGATGTCTTTTGCTTCTTTAACGTCCATTTTTCACCTTTCATCCCCATAATTTTCCACAAATAACACATTTGTATATATGTCCTCTTCTGTGATGATAGCATTTAGTCCATAAATGTCTATGCATTCTTTATCTCCTCCAATTCCACTTATACGATATTTTTCTCATCCAATGCTGCTTTTTCAACAGCTTCCAGATAATCAATTTGCCGCTGAATGTAAGGATCGGTTTCTTTCCCGCCGGATGCAAGCCAATCAGAGATTCTACTTTTTACATCCTGTAAAACTGATATAGGAATCAGTCTAGTATTAATGGTATTCAGTACTTTAATCATTAGCTTTCATCTCCTCCAGCTTTCTCTCAGCTTCCTCGTGGGTGAGAAATACTATTCTTCCAATATCTTCTAAACGGTAGCAACTTTCTCCCATATCTTCTTTGCCTATTGCGTCAAACCTTAAAGCACGTTCATTTTTGTAACAGAGAAAATGAATTTCCGAAACAATCATCGGAATAATCGGTTGCTTGGCTCCGGCATTTACTCTATAAACCGTATCTCCGACCTTACACGGCAATCTCACAAGCAAGCCCTGTTCTTCTAAGTCTTTGTATTCCTTCAATTCTTTCTGCATTATCGCTAATTTAGTAAGCTCTAATCCAGTAAATGTACCGTTTTCTTTGAGTTCCTTTAATTCCTTTAAAGTGCCAATATCTTTGTAAGACTTTAATTCTTCAAGCCACTCTGCGATTTGTTCATATTCCTTTACATATTGATTGCATATATCTGCATGTAACTCATTTGCATCTTCTGAACCCATATCTGCATTCTCGGCACTCCATTTATAACGATTTGCAACTATCTTTGACTGTTTAATACCATCATCAATTAGAAATCTCTCCATCTACTTCACCTCTCCTTATCGTTATTTTCTCTTTCATGGTTCTCCTGTAATAATTCTGGATTATCAAAAATGTTTCCAATAACTTCAATTTCATCGCAACATAGTAAATATTCAAAATTCGATCCGTAATTTTCTTCACCATTGGTCGCTTTAAAATCTAATTCAGAGTTATCCCAAACTATCTGATAAATATGTTCTTCACCATTATAAACAAGCCAAACAACATTGTTCTCCCAGATCCTCTTACCGTTCTTGTCGCAAAGTCCTGTGAACTGGCAGAGGGTTTTTGGATCAATTTCAATCTGTACCATCTGATTCGGGAGTCCCCAGTCAGTCATTCTCTCTTGCAAAATATAGTGATGTTCTGGTACTGGTTTCCGTTCATAGTCCTCTTTAAAACAATAGGTTGTTTCAGATATTTTGTAATAATATCCCTCAACCCATTCACCATTATCAATTCGCTTTGCCTTGAAAAGAATCTCTCTCATATCACACCTCCTTCGGTTTTTCACACCGCTCAAACTCGATCACCCAGACCCACGGATTCACATCCCAGCCGTAGCGGTCAATGTCGGATTTCTTAATGGTGCTGTTCCAAATCTGCATAAATTCCAATATTGGCGGTTCTAACCATCCGGTATTCATGCAATCCGTACATCCATAAGCTCCTGCTCCTGCATGGTCACATCTGGTACCTTCCGCTCCTTCTTTCAAAGCATCATCATTCGTCATGTCATTAAGATGCTCCACCCTAACATCTGTAACCTTAAGCCAGATACGTGCGGCTTCTTTCGGCATGTGGATGGATGGGTGCCACCTTACATCGTCATAATCAAGCAGACGTTTTTCTTCTCTGGATGTATTTTTATCTGCCTTATAGAAATACTTTTCTCCATCGAATCTTAAGCTCCATGTTTCCCGGACATACAGGATATCTCCCAGTTGATATGGTGGCTTTATACACTGTGCCCCATAATGCGCCGTAGGCTGTGGCTTTACAATTCTTCGCGTACATGTCTTTCTTCCGTCCAGAATTGCTCGAACCATTTGGGTGTTGAATAAAATCGGTTTAGTTGCCATCTACTCCACCGCCCTTCACAATTTCTATTGCCCTGCTCAGTCCAGCATTGTATCCTTGATGCACATCAGATAAGATACATTCTGATTCAATGAATTTATCTCTTTTCAACTCACCAACAACCTTGTCCACATCAAAAGCTGTCGGCTGTTCGTCAATAGCTTCGCGTATAATTTCTGGACTAAAAGTTTCTCTTCCTGTGTTTAAAGAGCTATTAATTGCTTCTTTCAGTTTATCTGCATCAATCAGTCTCATAATCTTCACACTCCTCTGCATATTCATAACTGTCCACGTTATCACATCTACACTGACAGGAATCCTGCTTAGTACAGCAGATGCAGCACTCTGTTTCATTGTCTGGGCAGTCTAATTTACATCTTCCCATTAATCCAGTCACCTTCCTTTTCAAAATAAATGTATCTGCTGTTTTTCTTGACCGGCTTTGATGTATCAATACAATACTTTACCTCGAGTAAAGCTTGCCAAAATTTAAACTCTTTTAGCGTGACCTTGAATCTGGTGTAGGTCTTCCCGTCCTTTTTGAAAATTGACATTTCCATGTTTAATCCTCCTTATATGGTTCTGGAAGTGGCATCCAGGCAATAACTTCGCCGCCTATACATTCTCCATTCCATTCGCCATAGTCATCAATGAACGCTGTCTTTAACCACCTTCCGTACATTCCCATAAAACCACTATATTTAACAGTTGTAATTACATCTTTATTTTTCTCTGGTAATCTCTCACTGACAGGAATCCAACCGTTTTCTTTCTCGTCCTGTTCCAGATCGTCTTGAAGCTGCTCAAGCATTTCCAGAGCATCCGCTACATACAGCCCATCGTATTTACCGTACTTTGAATAATCGTCTTTGTACTGCTTTAATCTATCTTTGATATGGCTCATACTTCCACCTCGCTATCCTCTGGCATCTGAAACAGGATTGATTTTCTTATATCATTTCCATAGCCTTTTAATACAGCAATTCCATGCACCACACTTTCTTTTGTATCGTAGCTTCCTGTGTATGCTGATCCTGCCAGCCCGTTGCCAACAATTTCGCCAGATTTGTATTCCATGTATGCATCTTGAATCATATCCAGTACTTTCATGGCTTTTGCTTCTGAGGAGTATCCACCAAGTCTATATCTGTTTTCGTTCTCTAGGCTTGAAATAACAAAATCCTCGTCATTTTTCACAATATAAGTTGCAGTTAAATTGCTAAAGTTTAATAAAAATGCTTTATTCTGACTTCTGATTAACATTTTGCGTCCTCCTAATATCTATCGAATTCAATGCCGCTGTCTACGTAGAATCTGTAAGCATCTTCTCTGATTTTCTTAACTTCACGCATGACAACTTCTTTCGCCTTGCTGACGGCTTCCTTAAAATCCTCTGTCCCAAGATCATAGTTATCAATGCTCAGTGTCTTGCTGTTGAGAAACAGTGCATCTCCGCAACCAACGTATTTGTGGATAACGATTCCTAAAGAATTGTATTTCAAGGTAAAAATACTCCCGGTTTCGAGCTTCTCTTCGTACTTGGCATTACTTTTGAATTTCATTTTGTGCCCTCCTTGTGATAAGCCTTATAGTTTTCGTGTTCTCATTTTTGCATTGGAAACAGCCATCCTGTCTTTTCGTTCGATGCAATCCAATCAAAATTTAGATCTGATAATTGATACTCTTTATTGCATCTTTCACAGGTGAATCCTTTTGTTTTACTGTATTGCCCTATAATTCCACCGCATCCACATCTACAGTGTTTATAATCCATTTCCATCCTCACTTACGCTCCAAATCTTCTGACCAATTCTTTATTCAAATCCGGGATTCTTACATCTGTTTCAGATTCCAGTTCCTCAATCATGCTCATAAAACTTCTTTCTCCACGGTTTGCTTGTCCTACAAACTCATTTGCACTTAATTACGTCCAAAAGCCTTTTGGTTGAAAATCCATGCAGTTTTCTTAATGCCAACATAGTTGTTACCGTGTTAATTGTATTCGCCCAGTCATCTCCGGTGCTGAATCCATCGTTGTAAGCCTGATCTTGCATAAATTCAAGCTCTTTTCTTGAATTTTGCATGGCTCTGGCGAATGCCTGTGACATTTGATTATCGCATTCCAACACCCTATTTTTCTTTGGTGCTTTCATCTTTAATTTGCTTCCCATGTTTCTTCCTTTCGTATCTGTATTCCGTCAAACGGTACGCTCTCGATATTCCTGGATGTTCTGTGGCAATCAGAGAATCCATCTCCAATTGCCGCATATGTCTCTGGACGGTACACTTTGTAATGTCTGTTCCATCCATGATTTCTTCGTAAGAAGGCATATATCCGTGTTTCTCAAAATACTTCACCAAAAATCTGTAAATATCATTTCTGGCAGATTGTCCCTCATTATATTTCCTCTGACGGTAATTCATAGGCAAAACGGATTTTCTTCCGCAGTATTACTTTTTTCTGCACGCATTTTATTTAATCTTTCCGCAGCTTTCTTTTTCGTTTCATCGGAATATTTTCTCGGTGGATTGATTTTAATGTAGGAATATGGCAAGTGGGCGAAAATAGATCCATCATTATTTCTGGCAATAATTTTCACATCGTCTGGAAATTCCTTTTCTAATTCCTCACATCTATTCTTCCAGGTGCTCCCATTCTTAGCAGTAAGCCCTACATAATCTCTTCCGGGAATCCACTCAATTACGCATTCGTTTGTGTTTTCTGACACAAAACTCACCTCTATTCATTTTTTTATTTTTCATCTTTGGAATTTAGCCAGTAGAACTACTGGTGTGTTAGAATCAGTGATAGTTTTCTTCGTTGAGTAAGTCGTTGAATTTTTCCAACGCCTTAATAGATAATTTGTTATTTGCTTTTTCTGGTCTGATTGATACGTTTAAGTGAGTATCAATGATGTGTTTTAGTTCTCTTGCAAGGGTTTTCTTGCCTTGTTGAAGTCCATCTCTATAACCTTTTGCTGGGCGAAATTCATTGATTTTTTCTTTTCCTTCTCCTTGGCTTCCAGATGTTTTATTGTATCGGCATTGGTACCCTTTTTTTGTGTATTCCAATATCCAATACTGTTCCATATTATCAAGCTGTTCTACTGGATAATGGATAAAATTTATTTTCCACCCATACGGATTTTCTTTACTGTAAAATCCTCTCTTCTTTATTGATAAATCAATGTGCTGGTACCCAGTAAGATGAGAACACATCCGCTGAATTATATGTACTGCCTGTCCTATATAAAAGTATGGGATTTCGTTTTCATCAGTTCTGGTTAAAAAATAAATTCCACTGCCATCATCAAGCTTTGGATTGATTTTCAGAAGCCTTTTTCGGTTCGCTACTTCAATAGCTTTTGCCTGTCTAAGCTTTTTATAATTCAACCGGCATCACTCCCTTTTCAATCTGGTCAATGAGTTTCTTGCATTCATCTTTAACATAGGTTTCATTTAATCACTCCCATTCATCTTCATCCTCATCTTCACCATCATCACAGTAACCATTTTTCTAAGCGCATCATAAACAGCAACTTCTACCATAGTTTTCTCCTAACTAAACGGAAATTCATCTTCCATACCGCCTAAATCTGGCACATCCATGAAACTAGGTTCTGGTGGCGGTACTGGTCGTGTATCTGTTTCCTGTGTTTGTGGTGACTGGCTCTTTCTTTCTGCAAATTCATGTTCTGCAATAAGACAATCATTTGAGTAAACTTTTTCGCCATTTTTGTTCGTATAGTTTCCAGTCTGCCATTCTCCACGCACATTTACTTTCGTGCCTTTTTTAAGATATTTCTCTGCAAATTCTGCATTTTTTCCAAGGCATACGCAAGCGATAAAGTCAGATTTTCTTTCTGTATTCTTTTTCACTCTTCTCTCGACAGCCAAAATATATCTTGCAATTTTGGTGTCATTCGTTCCCATTCTAATATCTGGGTCAGCGGTTAATCTTCCAGAAAGAATAACAATATTCACAATTTATCACCTCTCAATCTGAATGTCGCACCTGATAAGTGCGTGTTTGATTTTCTTTGTATTCCCTGTTACGATTTCTTCTTTCCCGATAACAAAGGAAATATCATCTTCTGTTACGTCAAATCCTTTTGTTTTGATATGCTCCATGATGATTTCTTTAATTTCATCTTCGCCGATTCCGATTGTTATTTCCAATGTTGTTACCTCCCTGGTTTGTAGACTGGCGGCATTGGCTGCCATGCAATGACTGGGTAATACGCAAAGCCATATGCTTCTACACTTCCCCATTTACCGTCCCCTAAATATGTAAGACTTGTTGGAAGAACAGCTCCCTTAATTGTAACTGCATATTCTTTCCAATCTACAGGGTTTTCTTCCTTGTTTGGTTCTGGCGGCAAAATTAAATCTGTTGGAAACCACATATCCGCAGAGCTGTAGGAACAAATCAGTTCTTCAACTTTCTTGATTGCATCATTCCATCCTTTATCATACTTGCATTCCTGTTCAGAAGGTTCTGACTTTTTCAGTTTGTCAAGTGTTTTTAAGAAGATTTTCATGTGTTATTTTTCCTCCATAGCTATCACATCACATCCAATAAATACCAATTCCTCATGTTCACTCATTCCATAGCCGACAGATTTTCTTCCTACTTTAAAAAATACATTATTTGTATTAACCGTAACTCCTTCAGTTTTTTCCATATAATCAGAAACAATAGCTTTCAAAATATCTTCATTTAAGAAAGTCTTTTTTTCGACTATTGGATGTTCTTTTGGCATATATTCAAGCCATGTCTCTACACCTTTGTATTCTTTTCCTAGTGTGTCAGTCCATTCGCCATTTCCAGTATATGCAAGCATGATGATTCTTTCAGAGTTTTTCAGCTTTACATAATACAAACATGCAGTATCACCAATTGGGGGTTCTGGAAGTGAGTCATTTACTAAACGCCATGCACTAGGTGAAGGAATTGTTTTTCCTGTTTTACGGTCTACATGCTCCTGTCCTTTAATTACATAGTTTCTAAATTTTTTTGGCATTAATTTTCTCCTTTCAAAACGGACATAAGTCCAAGTTAACTTCTAGCCCAGGTCTTGCAATCTGAACCAGTGCATCATCCCAAACCACCGCTTCTTTTATTTCATTCAAAATCTGTTCCGGGTCAGCTGCTTCATTACTCAAATGCACCAATGTTACCGTCCGTAATGCTGCAGTATGGTTCGTATTTACCAAGCTTTTGCAAGTGTCTAATGAACAATGCCCTTTAAGCCTGTGCGTGTAATTTTCAGCTGTTTTGTCAACCAATTCTCCACAATAGTTACATTCAATAACTAAGTGGTTCAATCGCATTGCCTTGAAGTTGTACTTGCAGTATTCAAAGTCAGTCATATACAACAGTTTTCCCATTTCTTCATGTTCCACGATGTACCCATAATTGAAACATGGAATAAGTTGCCCTGTGTCCTTATCCCTTGTAGTATGCGGCAAATAGAACGGTATTACTGTAAACGAGCCAACCCGAAACGGTCTTTTTTCTGGAACGCCTTTCATTAATTCGCCAGTGATGATTTGCAGATGTTCCACGGTTTCATCATTGGTGTAAATCTGAATGCCGGCGTTCATCAGTTCCCGAAATGATTTGATGTGATCTCCATGCTCATGACTAAGCAATACGCCAGAAACATCACTTGTTCTGTAATCAATAGCTTTCAGAATGTCTTTGTATTTGCATCCGCAGTCCAGAAGAAGCATTTCTCCACTGTTCGATTTCAAAACATAGCAGTTTCCGTGTTGGCTTCCTGTGTTTACTACTCGCATGAACATTTTTTGTCACCTCGCTTTCTGTTTATTTGTAGCTATTTAAAATTGAAGAAGCAGTTTCTCCAATCATATTTTTATCGTCCTGCTGATATGGAGGAGCTCCGCTCCATAATTCTTTCATATCTTTTAAATCTGTAGCCACCATTGCGTCCCTTATTAATTGAAGCTCTTTAAGCGATAATTCCACAGTCACAATAGAATCCCAATTAATTCTCTTTCTTCCTATCTCTTTCATACTTCATCATCCTCTGGAAATCGGAACACAATGTTTGCAGGCTCGAATTTCATATCTGGACTGTTAACCATGGTTTTAATGATTCCAAAACCTCTTGCAGCCATTTTTATGCATTCTTCGTAATCATCATCGCTCATTTCAACGTTTTGTGCTAAAAACATTCCTGCATACACTTTATGAAGAGCTTTCATGGCATTCTCAGCTTTTTCATCTGTCAAATAACGAGCCATGACTGTTCCTTTTTCACCTACCATTGGCACATATGCTCTTATGATATTTCCAGTTCTGCTTAATGATGTGATTTCATAAGGAACATCAATTTCCCCATTCTGACTTGCTAATCTCATTCCTACTCACCTCCGAAAAAGTTTCTCTTACACTGCTGCTCGCGTCAGTTTTCCTCATTCACAACAATACCGCCATGGATGATAACTCTCTTTCCGTCCGAATCATCAAAATAAACTTCATTTTCAGATTCGGAAACATCAAACTTTCCAGACCAGGAATTGATTTTACCGCCGTTGTAATCGTAAACAGTTACGGTTCGATTCAAACCACCGTCAATATCACTGGATAGTGTTTTCAATAATCTGCTACAGCAAAAACAAGCATTAAACATTATGATTGCTATAGCCCCTGTGACTAATACTGCTGTCTTAATACATTTATGCTTCATTTTGGCTCTCCTTTTACATTGTAAGTCGGATTATAATGAGCACCACAAATATAATAACATTTAAAAGAATAATTAAATTGGTTCGATTGTATTCATTTTTTCGAATAAAAGTTACTATCCATCCCAAAAGTGCTATTGAAAGCAAAATAATAAGCACAATTGTGGAAGTTTTCATCCTACATTTCCTCCTGACTCATAAATGACGGAATTTCTGTTTCCACTGGCTCTGCTGCCGGGACTGGTTCTTTCTCTGTTGTTTTTACGGTTTCGGCTACGGTTGGCTGCTTTGTCTTTTCTTCGATTTCTTCTGGCTGTGGAATGAATTCTTCTACATTGGCATTCTGTTCGATTTCTTCCTGTACTTCTCTGTATGTGGCATCCATCATGTTGTATTCGTAAGCCTGCACTGGATTGTCCCATCTCTTAGGAATAGACTTCATAATGTTGTTTCGCATCTTACGAATAATCATTGATTCTCTGGATTGTGTTTCATAATAAGACGGTGAAATATACGGTCTTAATTCCTCACAGTCAATGATTGCTTCCAGTTCTCCAATGTCAGCGACCTTTTTCATGATCTCTTTTTTCTTAGCTTCAATTTGAGCTTTCTGCGTATCTGTAGCTTTATATCTGTTCGCACAAATTCCAAACGTTTCATTCTGTAGATTATTCTTGATGTGCGCTGCAAGATTCTTCAGTACATCTGCTCTTTCACAAGAAAGGTATTCAATATGTCCGTCCTTATACTGAATCGGATATACGATACGGACTACCTTACCTACACCAGATTCTTCCCATTCTGGCGGTGTGATTTCTACACCTTTATGTCTTGGTGGGATATACTTATCACCTTCTCTGACTTTCCAGTACGGGAATACTTTAGCTACATCGACACCATATCTACTTACAAGAGCGTCATTTCCATCGCCCTCAATCGCAAACTCGATTTTCTTCTCCCACTGTTCCGGCTTCCCTTTTCCTGCTACGTTTACGTTTCTGATCTGGAAATAACACTCTCTCGGCTGCGCATTTGCGTTCAGCTTCAATGCTGCTACTTTCTGCATAACAGACTTTAAATTTGATGTGTTGACCGATTTCATATCAGTTCCACTTTCGTGAATCATCTGATAAATAGCCGCCATTGCTGACACTACGCATTCTTTTGAATAGGAATCAAACTCCATTCCTCTTGTTTCTAAATCTTCTTTCATCAGGTCTACATAGCTGTTTGTCCATACCGAAAGAGTTGTGTTAAATGCTTTTGCTTCTGCCATTTTTTATATCTCCTTTTCTTAATTTTTTATATTTCTCTCAGGCACATACATAGTGAATTGAATTTCGCAATAAAAATCTATATTATGCTGTTCTAATCTTTATTACGTTGTTATGTAGTGCCCTATTTTGGTGGAATCTCAATCCACCGTGAATGTGCCTGAGAGTTATGCTCAGTGGCATATGAAACAGGATGAAGTGTTGTGTCCTGTCCTGTTATTTCCTTTACTAAAATTTTATGTCCTGTTGTGATTTCCGGGCATTCACCCGGATTCATATACCACCGATAGTTACCAAATTAAATGATAGTTACATTGTCCGGGTTGATGTGATATCTTCCGTTTCCATTTGCTCTCTGTGTTCCGATTCCGATGTACTTTCCGCTGGTTTCAATCAGCTGCAATACTGTCTCATATGGAAATACAATGTCCGGGCAAGATACCTCAATAGTGGTTCGCCAGTTATGGAATACGTTGCTACTGCAAAGAACCGGGCTTGCACTGATTCCAGAGGTCGGAACGATCTTATTTACCACCTCAACAGATTCAAAATTTACCGGGCAAATAGAACCTTCGATTGAAAGAGAACGCTTGATATCTGTTCCTTTCTTTCCTGTGGAATCTTTGAAGAAAGTAATAAATGTTTCGGTGAATGATTTCTTGAATGCCTGTGTAAGAATGCAAGGTCTGTTGTTTGCCATGTAATCTTTCCACTCTTCCTCGGTGTAAAGTGAAATATCTTCATCGTGGAAATTGATCGGTTTTTCCCAGTGAATACCAGTAATTAATCCCTCCCAAACATTCTTTGGCTGATTATAAATAGCTGGCATTTTGAAGCCCTTGTCCTTTGACTGCTTGAAGCATTCAGCCTGTTCATAGTAACGGCTTCTTTTGTGAAGAATGAGGTCTGTGTCCCCAATTAACTCAACTCTTAATGTGGTTTCCTTTAAAGGTTCGATTGTGATGTTTTTTGCCATGTTGCTTTCCTCCTAAAATAAAATGATTTTTTATTGTTTTTTTGTTTGCACAAACATTCAAACGGACTAATCTGCAATAAATAATTAATGTTTATACTATGATATTCTGTCATGTTCTGTGATTTTATGTGGTGTTCTGTTCTGCAAAACTAATCCGCTTGAACCTTCATACAAACTTCCAAATGTACTTAGCTAGCAGTAGAATGTGCTATATTTTACTGTCGTGCGCTGTTCTCTATTGTGCGAAGATATAATTTTCTTAGCAGTTTTCTACTGCCAACTAAATACACTTGGTGTTGAATACTCGGTAGGTAACATGAAATGTTATATTTTGCGTTATGATGTTCTGTATTCCACTGTTCTTTGTTGTGACAGTTCATGCCACCTACCCAATATTCAGATTTCGGAGTACTGCTTTATAGACGATATAAAAGTCATATGTTGTATTGTTGTGTTTTATATTGTCGTGTCGTATAGTGTTCTGTCCTATTCTGTTATGTTCTGACGGTTATACCGCCTGTAAAACAGTCCTCCATTGAAATGTTGTGGTTTCCTACGCTCATAAACCTGTATTGAACTAAGGTGTAATGTAATGTTTTCTGTTATTTTATAATCTAATAAAATGTTTTTTAATCCTTTCAATACAGGCATATCAACATAGGAATTTCGCCGCTACTGCACTCATAAGCCCGCAAGAATAAGGTGTAACGTTCTTTTCTGTCTTGTTCTGTAGTGCCCTGTTATGTCGTGTTCTGCATTATGTTCCCACTCTTGCAGGCATATCAGCACAGTAGCGACATTCATGTTTAATTAATCAATTCCCAAACCTCTTCGTATTCGGAAATATTCTGGTATTTCTGCTTCACTGAAAGAAGTTCATTCCGGCAACGTTCTAAAAGTGCTTCGTATTCATCTGGCTGTTTCAAAATAAGCTGTGTTGGCTTGTATCCGCTTTTTCCATCTGTTTTGTAAAACACTCGAATTGCTGTCGGCTTTGGCTTGTTATCAATATCCTGTTCCACGATTTTTAATTGGCAAACTATCAATCTGGCTTCGTGGATTCTGTATTTTTCAGCTGCTATGGAATCATCCCATGTGAAGCACTTATGTAATTCTGTACTTTCGTCCCTTGCTTTCTCGAGAATCTGCTGTGGTGTAGCAGATTCCATCTGATCGCAAATTTCCATGATTTCAGATGCGCATTTTGTGGCATCTGCTTTGAAAAAATGTTTTCCCCATGTTGCTGTTAGCATTTTCCCCTCCTAATTATCAGATTCCTTTTACTTTCAAATCCCCATCTGTCACTCTTAGCAAAATCATCTGTCTGTCTAATACAGGGATTCTGCTTTTGTCAATGCTCTCCGAATCATCAATCCAAATTGGAAGATTCAGACCGTTCATTTCCTGTAACCCATTCAGCAAATCAACCTCGCAAAGAATTTTGTCGGAATGATTCAATCCGCTATTGTAGTCGATTCCATTACAGATCATCTTGCAAGTCTCCACTGGATTTCCCTCAATCGTGTAATCAAGGAAACTGAACTGAAAATGATGGAAAAATGGATTGATTTTCTCAGCCAGTGCCTTATTCTTCTGAATTGAGAAGTTAAGAACGGTGTCAATGTTCTTTTCAATATCGGCTTGTACCTGTCCAAGGTCTTTTAATTCCTCATTCAGTTCGGCTACTCGCTTTTCTTTCTCTGCGACTGCTGCCTGTGCAATCTTAATGTCTGCATCCACATTGGAAATCTGTTTCATAACATTGCTGATCTGCATTCTTAATTCCTGTTTCTTTCCAGGAACATCATCAAATGATTTCAGTTTCTCTTCAGATTCTACAATTCTCGCTGTAACCGCAAGATATTCTTCATCATTTGTCATGTCTACAGATTCTGGAAGCTCCGTAAATTTGGACTGTTCTTCCTCAATCTGCTTAGTGAGTTCAGCAACTTCATCCTGTGCTGCGCCGATTTCCGACTGTAATTTGTTGATTTCCTCGTTAGTTTTCTTTAATTTTGCAGAAGCAGAATTTCCAAGGTCGCAAATTCCTTTTAACTGGTTCTGCTTTGCTGATTCCCAATTTTTCTTTTTGGTTAATTCAGTTTCAATTCTAAACTTCTTTTTTTCTTCAAAGGAAGCTTTCAATTCGGCAATCTGTTCCTCTGGCAGTTCCTGTCCACAGGTCGGGCAAATGGTATCAGAATCATTGAATATTTCGGCTTCAATAGCTTTCAGTCCAGAATCATCCCACTCCATTTCCTTGATTCTCGGATAGTCCTGTCTGGCTCTATCCAAGTCAGCTTTTGCTTGTTGTGCTTCCCTTATGTGGTTATCCAGTTCCATTCCAATAATACGAATGCTTGATTCCTTTTCTGATTTTTTTAACCTAAGTTCGGAAACTGTATCAGAAATGAATTTTTGTCTGGCTCTTAACCATTCATTCGCTTTGCTAACCAGACCATCCCTGGAAGATTTCAGTCCTCGGATTTCATATGAAAGACTGTCATAGCCTTTTGCTGAATATTCAAGAATCTGTTCCTGTTCTTCCAGTTTGGAAAGCTCCGCATTAAGCTCCTGTTTTTTGGATTCTAAGGAGGAAGTATCTTCTGCTTCACCGCTTCGATTGGTTTCATATGCAATCTCCGTGTTTTTGGCATCCACCTTTTTCTTTTGTGCATTCAGTTCTTTTCGCAGTTTTTTTAATGTATCTTCTACGGAATGCCCCTTTGTGATTTCTTCCACATGAGCGTACTGTGGATTCTCTTCCATAAACTGAGCAATATCGAAACCAGACATCTTTTCCAGTACCTTTCTGGATTCTGCGGTTGACTTCTGCAATGTGTCCAGAAATGGTTTTGGATTACTGCACATCAGAAGCGTTGAAGGCTCTGCTATTGACTGGATGAACTCGGTATAATCCTTTGATTTAGCCGGGAATCCGTCAATTTCATAAGAAGTTTCATTTCCATCGAATACCTCTTCGGACTGTCCTCTCGGTTTTCTCCACTTCTGCTTTGTGATTTTGCGGATCACTTTTTCTTTCCCATCAATCACAAGTGTAAGTTCTCTTACAACATCAACCTTTGGCACTTCCACTCCATCTTCTTTTCTGCGAATAGAAGTAGGTTCTGTGCCATTCGCCATCTTTCCTGTCAGAACGTCCAAATATGCGTCCTGCAATGTGGATTTTCCTTCTCTGTTTCTGCCGGAAATCTCTGTTCTCGGAAACAAATCTACAGACTTACTCGGAAACTTCTTGTAATTCTCCAACGAAATCTTTTTTACTTCCACTTTCATGCTCGATTATCCTCCCTATTGATACCTCATATGCAGTTCTAAGCTCTACTTCATCACCAGATAATTTTTTATGATAAATACGGCTCTGGATTCTTCCGATTATTTTTACGAAATCTCCAACCTTGAAATTAGCAGCTTCTCTGGCTTCATTCAGCCACGCTAAACACGGAATATAATCTGTTCTTCGCAAGTCATATTCATTGCAAGCAATCATCAAATCACAGATTTCTTTTCCTATTGGTGTTTTGCGGTAAATAGGAGGCTTGCAAAGATAACCTTCCAGAATGATTTTGTTTTCACCTTCTGCACTCCCATCACCATCTCCACACCAGATTGTTTCCGCTTTGATTTCAAGAATCAAATGTGACTTTCCACTTTCATGTTTGTTTGAAGAACTGTATCTTCCTTTAACATAGACGTGTTTTCCAATCTTTAAGCCTTCCGTCTGCTTTTCTTCAACAATTACCGGAAGTAAATCTACGTTCCCGCTGGTACGCTTTGCACCAATATAGAATCTTACGAATTTTTCTCCGTCCTTGAAAAATGTTCCTGGCTGAATGTCCATTATTACGCCAAATATCTGAACTTCATTCTTATTATTCTTCATCCTCCAATTTCTCCATTTCTTTTACGGAAATCTCATATACACTTTCCATTTCTTCCCCATTAACATAAACATCACGGCTCATTAATCTGCCAGATACTTTAATGTAATCATTTCTTTTAACCTCTACCGCCAAATCAGCACCTTTTCCCCATAAAGTACAGCGAATAAAATCCGCTCTTTCTGAATACTCTCTTGGAATTGCTACAAAAAGATTTGAAACTTTTCTGTGCGTTACTGATGTAAGTTTTGCATATGGCTCTTTCGTGCAACTTCTGGCAATAAACTCTACTTTGTTTATATCGCCATCTGGAACCTGTTCATCCAGGATTTCTACTTCATCAGCTGCGATATAACTAACATTGTGGTGCTTATTTGGATTTTTAGAAGTGTCCATGCTTCTGATTGCTCCTGTTACCACAACTTCTTTTCCGTTATAATTATTGTCTCGTACAATGGAATCTTCTATAACGATTGGGAACATATCTACTGCACCACTTTTGCGAATAACTGTCAGCATGAATTTGTAATAGTATCTTCCGTAATGTTCATGGCTGAATACTATTTCCCCGGCTCTGCCGGATAATCTTACTTTGTTTAATCTTTGCATTTATTTTTCCTCCATTTCTAATATAATAGGAAGAAACACCATTGAGAATAAGACTGTTGATACAAAGAACACCCCGATGGCATCAAATGATGTAAACATCCATGTGATTGAGAAGATTACTGTAAACATCCCTATCCCTACAAATATTTCTCCTATTGTATTTACCACCTCTTTCATTTTGTCCTCACTTTCTTCTGGATGTGGTTACTGCAAGTGCAGCTGCCAGAATAGCGATAATTACATTTCTTGCCATCAGCTTTTCTTCCAGATCAGCAATGATTTCGCTGGAAAGTGGCTGATTTTCGCCATTTTTTTGCATAAAAAGTCCTCCTGTTATATTTTTGTTTGTCAAATACAGGAGGTTGTGTTATAATAATCCTGTATTTAACTAACTCATTCTTAGTTAGATACCGTCCTGGTTGGTGTGTCAGCACCTTCCAGGACACTTAATCTGCTTTAAAGCATTTCATTCTTTCTTTTCCTCATTTGATTCGACTAAATCAAGCCCAAGCATTCTAAATGCCATTTTCTTTGTGAAATCATAATTGTTCACGCTATTCGCCCAAGCTTCAAACGCCTTTAATCTTCCAACCAGAAGTGCGTATTCTTCATTTGCGTTCTCTGGTACAAAATCTGTACTTTTAGTTTCTCCCATGCTTAGTCCTCCCTATCTTTTGCTCCAAATGTTTTAAGCATTTCTTCCAGAAGCGAAAAAATCGGAATAATTGCATCTACCTGTTTGAACTTTTCCTTGATTTCTTTATCAAGTTCTTCCTCGTTCATAAGGCCATGCTCGAACAAATGTCTAAGCTGCTCTTTTACTTCTTCCTCTTCTCCACCATTTTTTACGAACATCTCTTTAATTTCATGGGTGATAACTGCATACTCTGAAAGAATATCAACCCCTTTGCCGGAAATGTTAACTAAACCGTTTTCAAATTTAATCATTGTTTTTCCTCCCTGTTTTCTTTTATTCTCTCCATCTGAATGGTATAATGTGTTCAGAAAGGAGGTGTGTTAAAATGTTTCTCAAATTAAAAATTTCCTGTAACTGTCGTTGTATCTACTACTTGAATGAAGCAATAAGTGCGGATAAAATTTCGTGTCCAAACTGTGGCAAAGAACATCCGTATTCAAAAGAAATTCTTTCAATGCTTCATACCGCAAATGAAATTCAAGATGTATTTGATTCTGACGGTTTTGATATTAAAAGCATTACCACAGAAGTCATTCTTTGACCGGAATATATGAAAGCTCTTCAATAACCAACTTCATAAATTCTAAGAACCCTTTTGCTTCCGTAACGGACAGATGGCATTCGGCAATTTCAGCTTTTACTTTTTTGTAGAGTTCGTCTGCTTTCTGTCCGTTTCTTCTTCTAAATTCTAAATATTTCTGTCCCTCATGGCTTGACAGATTTTCAGATAAATATTTTTCAACATTCATTATGTTCTTCCTCTCCTAACTTGCCATTTCATTTCCCAAAAACTTGTTAATAAAATACAGTTGTCCTTTTCCGGTAACTTTTGTGGTTCTCGTTACTCTGACACTTCCGTCCGGATTCTGAACACTGGATTCCTTAACTTCAAATAGCCCTTGTTCAATGTATCTCTGCATTGGCATATTGTAACTTGCGCCAGACTTCATCAGATAACCATTGTCTCGCATCCACTAGAACAATCTCTTCTGTCCTGTCTGGACACCGTTCTGACAAATCAACTTTGCGAGGTCTCCAATAAGGATTGAAGTGTGACTGGTTGACACTGCATCGGCAAAGATCGTTTTCGGCTTGTCTGCTTCAATTTTCAATCTTTGTTTTTCAATAATCTTGTCCCTCTCTGCGATTTTCTTCTGTGCTACCAGAATTGCTTTCGCCATCAATTCTTCATCAGAAAGAGTTTCTTGTCCTAAAATATAACCGCCATTCTTTCGGATGGATGGTAGGACTTCATCTGTCACCCAATCTGTAAAACGTTGTGCCGATTCTTTTCGACTTTGGAATATTGTTTTGTACAAATTAGCTTCATTGATGTACAGAAGTTTCTGGTTTCCGCCTTTTGTAAGGGTTTCAATACTACTTAACCCCTTTTCACTCAATCTTTTCTTCACTTCTGTTACATTAGATAAGCTTAATGCTCTGCAAACATCTGATAAGCAAAACATTGGTTCATTCTCTAATGTAGCCGTCCGAATATCTCCGAACTCTGGCGAATTAAAAATTTGTAATTCGTTCATTCTTCTCCTTTCTGTGTTATAATCTCCTTTAGGAAGGAGGTGTTAACAATGGATAACTTTCAAATTGCTCACGACTTAGCTATTGCCAAAGCAGTTAAGGAAGGTTCTGGTTCAAAAGAAATTCTTGATTTATACCACACATACAATGATGAATTTCTTATCTTGTTAAGCAAAGAACCTGTAAAAGTTGGAAAAGCAACTGCAACAGAATACCCATCAGCTAAATAATTATCTGGTGTGCTTTATGTAATCTCTTTTACATAGAGCACATCTACTGGGTTAAACTTCAAGCAATATTGTTTTCCCTCATCATCCCATTCTAAGCGTATCAGTTGATCTCTAATATCTGGTTTCACAATATCATCCGGGAACACGCACGGGACTTCGATTGTTTCCCCATTTTTAAATTTAATAATCGTCATTTTCCAACCTCTCTTCTAATCTAAATCAACAGTTTCTTTTTTATCTGTTTTTTGTTCCAGACTGTTATCAGAAAAACTTTCCACTTTCCCAAGAATGTAGCCTTTATCAAATTCCGACATCTTAGGAATTGCTTCTTTCAGCTTTTCTACGATTTTTTTTCTTTTTCTGACATTATCTATTTCACTTCCTTTCTTCTACGCACAATATTTAATTTCGTATTCAGTTACGATTTTGGAGAAAATCTCTCGCAGCTTTTTATCGTCATCGATGACGTCCATTTTGTTTAGTGAATTAATCTCTGTTTTGGTGCAACCATTTTCAGCCATGCGTTTTCGCTTATTTCTTAATCTTGTATTCAGATCACATCCAGCCCGGCGTTCCAATTCTGTGTACATTTCTGTTCTAAGCATTTTAAACTCTGCTCCAGCACCTTTTTGTATGCGATTGAATTTAGAATTAATTTCTGAACGCCAGTTATCAAATACAGGCTTAACCGCTTCTTTGATGTTCTCTGTAGTTGCAACAGCTTTATCTGCGGTTTCTTTGGCAATTAAAATCTGTCTGTCTCTTTCTTTGTCAGCAAGTTCTTTTTCAACCATCTGTGAAAGTAGTCCCTGTAACATTTGAAGCTCTGGTGACAATGCTCTTTTTACAGTTTCTTTGGTTTTGAAATATCCATTTACAAGCTGTCGCTGAACATCCCATGCTAAATCGTCTGTGAAGGACTTTACTAGCATTAGATAACCCTGTTCTGTAATAAGCGCATAATCAGAAGTTGCCTTGTCTGGAATGTCAAAAATTTTGGTACGACGAATTTCGTCGGCGCTTACTCGGAAGAAATCTTCGCTCTCAATAAAGCGCTCTCTGTTTGTTCTGAAATTTCTGCTTGCTGTTCCGTCTGGTCTGCAATGAACTGCATCAATATCTTTAAATGTAACCACTCGCTGACCATTATACTCTTTTATTGAGATATCCGAATTTCCAATATGTACTAACTGGTTCGTGTTTATCACTCCTTTCTTAATCTGACTTTCAATTCCGTTTTGTGTTGAAAATATTTTTCCTATGTGTTAAAATTCTTTCATACCCAAATAATGGGCAATGAAAGGAGTTGTTTGCTTTGACCCAACTTTTGAATTTGCCCTGTTCCTTATTGTAGGTTGCAAGCAGAGTAACCTGCGTTACCAAAGTACGTTAAGCAATTTCGTTCACCGTATTGAACAAAATTCCTACATTCGCCAACTAATGGGCAGCTAATCTTTTTTTACTCAATCGCAGAACTAAAACTGCGTAAGTGGCGAAGTGTTTCAAGAAACATTTGGTGCTGCTTATGTGACTGAACAAGTGCGTTCAGTCTGCAAAACACATAAGGTAAACAAATTTAGGCAAGAACTGATAGGACAGCACTCCTGTCAGTTTTTTGCTATTCTTCTTTAAACAGATATTCCAGATCATATTCTGGGAAAAGCTCTTTTTTAGAAAGGACTGCTTCTGGATATGTAAAAGGTGTTTTCCCCTTTATCTTGTTCTGAATAGTCCTTTCATCAACACCAAGAACCTTTGCAAACGCTCTGATTGTAATTCCTTTATCATCAAGAGCTTTTTTTAAATGAATTAACATTAATACCTCCTGTCGCATTAATGCGACTACTGTGTAAAAAAAATATCTATTGCTTCTTCCCTACTTAAAGGAACTGCGCTTACAATTCCGTGAATTTCACCAATTGTAAACTTTTCGCCGCCATCTTTCAGCTTACGGTAAAAAGTGCTTCTATCCATACCAATTGCGCTTGCAACAGCTTCTTGTGTATTTCCATGTTCAACAATTTTACCTTTAAGCCTTGCTATATTTACAACCACAAGCGTTACCTCCTTTCTAGTAGCATTAATGCGACTTTGTGATTATATATTACCTCTTACAGTCGCATTTGTCAATATAAAAATTCGCATTTTTGCAATTATTTTTGTTGCATTTTCGCAACATTAATGATATTATATATTTTAGAAAGGAGGTGTACAAAATGTCGAAAACTGGCGAACAAATAAAAAAGAGAAGAAAACAGCTTGGTATGAGCGCTGATGAACTTGCTGAAAAGTTGGGCGTATCAAGATCTACTATATTTAGATATGAAAAAGGAGATATTGACAAGGTACCAGCAGAATATGCAAAGCCATTGGCGGATGCGCTCTGCACTACTCCAGCATATTTGATGGGGTGGGAAGATAATTTAGAAACCGAAACAGATTTTATCCCAAAACTTATGACTGACACAATATCTGTAGAACATGTTAAGCTGTTGCTTGAACTGAGTGACACTGATAAAAAGAGTGTTTTCGACATGATTGAATTTCTTTACAAAAAGAGCAGGGATTAATCTCCCTGCTTTTTTAATAGCCCCATTGTTTTTTAAATGAAATAATCATGTTATACAAAAACTTCATAAACTTTTCGCTATGTATATTTTCAAGCATCTCAATAATTTCTTTCTTGTAATCCACGTAAATCCCTCCCAATATTCCAAACATCTGTTCTTATTTATTAAATTATATCATGTTTTCATAACCATATAATGGGACGGAATCATCTCCACTCAAGTCCTTTCTGGCAAGTTGCTTTTCCTCGATATTATTGCAAATTATGATTTTTTCAGTATAGATATTGTGATTTTGGTACTTTTCATTCGTTATATATGTAGATAGAAATAAAGAGGCTAGGCTTCTGGAATCGAGGGATTTTTTGTGCTCATTTGGATTGCTTTTGATTTCCGTTACCATTTTTGCGATAGTTTTAACCCTCCCAAAGATAATACTACGCTCTGGGCTGGAATACACATGAATTCCAATAAACACATGCACAAACATCAATATTAAGATAATCGCTATCTTCTTACATCTTTCCATCATACAGCCTCTTTACACTATCTTTCTTATGTGGTACGATAATATTGTATCAAAAAATATACAATCATACAGAAAATGGCGAAATCAGCACATGCAGCGACGAATTTCGCACAAAAAGGGATGATTTTTTTGAGGATTGCAATATGTGATGACAACGAATTACAAATTGAGATTTTTAAAACCAGAATGGATGGTTTTCTTCGTAGAAATGGGGACAGTGGATGCACGATCACGGCATATACCACCGGGAAACCTCTTATTGATGATGTAAATGACGGCGTATGGTACGACATAATTGTGTTGGATATTATGTTGAAAGATGAAAATGGGATTGATGTTGCCCGGCATCTTAGAAAGAATGGATATGTAGGGAATATCACCTTTTGGACAGCCCACAAGGAATATGTGTTTGATGCTCTGGATATCCTTCCTGTTCACTATATCATAAAAGGCTCGGAAGATGGAAGAATGTATGGTGTAGTCAACAGGGAACTGGAAAATATCCATGATAAAACGCTGACTGTAAAGAACAAGGATTATTTCCACAGGGTTGATTTCTGCCATATTGAATATATTGAAAGTCGCAATAAATACATCACTATCCATTGTACCTGTGGTATCACTCATATGCAGAGAGGGAAACTTTCGGACGTTGAAAAGCAACTGGACAGACGGTTTTTACGCTGCCACCAAAGTTACATTGTCAACATGGATGAAGTCTGGGAACTTCGTGCTGATTTCAGAATGGTATCTGGAGATGTGGTTCCGATTAGGAGAAAAGACCTTTCGGCGATCAGAAAACTTTATGAAGGCTATATTGCATTTAAGTAGCTCCCGGGAAAGTCCCGGGAGTATTATTATTTCAGTAATTCATTGACTTTTTTCTGCACTTCCGCGTAATTGTAGCCAGCGGATTCCAGGCGGTCTTTTCTATCCTGTCCATTTCCCCATTCTCCGTTAATTACCTCTTTTGCGACCTGGGCTACACTTTTCTTTGCAGTCACGGAATACACAGCTTTTCCATTCCAGTCAAAAACAGAGTAACCGGCTTTGCAAGCCTTTTTCGCATTTTTCAGTGACTTGTACGCCCCGATCTGGCTCTTGGAATCCTTCCAGGTCTTGCGGACACGGTAATACTTATCCACCTTTGCTGTCGGCTTTATGGTTGACACTGTCACTGTTTCACTGGAAATAAGCTTCTTGAATCTATTCCAGTCACCCTTTGCGCGGATAGCAGATGGACAATTCTTAGCGCACACATCGTAATGCTGCACTACTCGGAATGCCGGGATATTGTACTTTTTCATCAATTGCTTGCATACATCAACGGTATTCTGGTATGCTTTTTCGTAGTTATATCCGGCATTCATACACATTTCAATTCCGATGGAATTATGATTATTTACAGTTCCAAAAAGCTTACCACCGTAATCTACCCCAACGTGCCAAGCTCCACGATTATACGGCAGGGCTTGGTATGCTGACTTATCGTCAACAAATACATGGGCGGAATAGCCATGAAAATTTCCATTATGCTGTGCGGTGGCGTGTGCTTTGGCGTCTGCTGTTTTGGCTATATTATCTGTATTGTGAATGACAATATACCGAGGTGTCTGTCCTGCGTAGCTGTTATTATTGCTGATTAATGAGGTATTGATATTCATGTATGTTCTCCTTTCATTGTTGAGGTTAAAAAAGTGCATAATAAAAAGCACCCAATTTGGAGTGCTCTTTAGCATAAACTCTTTATACAATATATCTCTTATGATTAAATTTCACAGAATCATGGCTGTTGTTGCCACAAAGGGAAGGCACTGTGATATAATATACCTGTACCCTTTGTGGTGCTTGGAGCTGAGTTTTTTGATTGGTAGTCGGGAACTCAGCTCTCTTTTTGCTGTTGTGATATACTGATTATATCATGTATTATCTTTTGCGAATAGAGTTTTGCGATTTTATTTATTTTTCGCTAACTATTTATATGGCAAAAGCTTAAAATGTAAACGTTTCCCATCACCCTCAAGTGAGACGGATATTTTAGAATACGCATATAATATCGTGCAAACTAACGAGGTGGGTGTTGAAATAATTGGCACTGCAAATGTCACAGATGGCAAAGCCTATGGTTATTCTCCAGGGCTAATATTGCATAACTATGATACTTGTGCAATCTTGCTTGTTAATTTTACAAATGGCAATATACAAACAAATATCTGCACTCGTGCCGGTGGCTGGAAAGGCTGGAAGGAGTTTGCTGGGGTGTAAAATAATTATTTCATTTGAAGCCCATATATGATGATTTTGTTAGTACCTGTAACCTTGTATTTTGCCCAAATGGCAATCTTTCTAAAAACCTTAATGGAACAACTTGGTACAATGGAAATAATACATCTATTTTCGATATATTATCGCCAAGAGAAGGGGCTGGAGTTTATTCCATATATTCAGCCACAGACTTTCCGACCACTGAAGGATATGGTTTTATAATTAAAGGTTGTGAAAGAATGATTTTTATTGATGCAAAAGGTTTATATTATGCTGTCGCGAACCGTGGCGAATGGGTTAGAAGTTGGAGTAAACTGTAATATAAGGTTCATTTGTGATTAATTCAATTTATATACCTTTAAAGAGGAATCTTCTGGATTGATTACAATTTGAAATTGACAATTTCATTTAATTAGGATTGCTCTGGCATTTACTACGTCTGTATCATTCGTATTGATAGTACATGTGAAAGTTTTGGAATTGCTATCCCATTTAGCCTCGTTAGTTTTTGCATTGCTTGAGGCAAATGACAGTATTTTCGAACTGTATTTAGTGCCATAAACAATCAATGCAACAGCGAGCACAAAGGAAGAAATTTGATAAGTTAAGCAGATAAAACCATAGTCTGTATCACTGATTGAAAGTTTTGCATTTAATGTTTTATTTTCAATAGTGATTGCGACTGGTATCTCCATGAACAACTTGCCATATAAATAGTTAAGTGCCCCAATAACGGTCTTGTTTTCAGTTTCCAATTTACTGATAACAGCCGTTGACATTTTATCCACTACATAATCCCAAAACTTGCTCATCAGTCCGCGTTTGTTCGCTTTCCCTGTTGCGTCATACAACATTACTTCGTCATTATCCGCTAACGTATTTTTTGATGTGTATTCAGTCCATTTTGGCATGTGGTTTCCCTCCTTTAATTCAGTTGATTTTTGTTGATATAGTCTTCAATCGCCTTAATATTTGCCGAAAGCCCATCGTCAAAAATGAGAAAATTTCCTTTCTCGTTCTGGCTCAAAACCTTTCCACTTTCGGTATCAATTGTTGAGTAGGTAAAGGCGATTCTATCGCCCTCACCTGTTGACAGTTTCATAAATGATGTAAGTTTTTTAATCTGGCTCATAATAATTCTCCTTCCATTTCTTGTATAATTTTTTCGCGTTCTTCGAACATTGCATTTTCAAGGTTGACTGTCTCAAAATTCACTTCTCGGTCTTCTTTTCCGGCATTGAAACGGATATACTCTTTGTTCTTCTGTTTAGCTTTCAGCTCCCATGCAAACCGCAATCCTGGGGTTCCTTTGACAACAAAATAGGCATCTGACTTTTCAGATACCCAAGACTGCCCCTCTCCCTCATTTTGAAGGAATACATAGTATTCAATTGCTGTTTCTGTTGATTCCTGGAATATATCATCAATTGAGATGATTGCCATTCCGTCTTTCCCAATTATTCCACCTCCAAAATCTCCAAGAGTTGGGGTTGGGGTTTCGTAGCAGTAGAATAGTTGGTTGCCGTAGTTTTCGGTTTTGGCTATAACGGATTTAGTTCCTGTGACGGAGAAGTTTCCAACTACTTTCACCTCTTCATTAAATTGAGTTCTTCCCAAATAATGTTTTGCTCCAGATGTCCATCCGTTTTTAGAGGTTGTATCTCCCAGAACTAAAGTCAATGACGCAGGTGTGCTCGATTGCACCCCATTTCCAGAGTATTTCACGAAATCGCCTGTTGAATTTTGTGAAAGTAAACTAGGAGGATTGTATTCATTTCCTGCGAATATATCTAATGTATTGCCAGACAGTGTTCTTTTTATTCTGTCACTACTGATAATAAAACCTGCAATTGTTGCTCCAACTGCTGCAAGTTCCTGCACGGACATTTTTTCTGCCGTGACCGCTTTTGCGTCTAATTTTTCAGTGGTAACAGCACCAGCCTTCAAAGCGTCAGCAGCTATACTTAGTGCTTTAATAAATTGTCCATTTACATAAAGGTTGTTATTATACATGTATATTCCTTGCTTTGCCCCATTATCTGTGAGCAAGTTCAATACATGTTCACTACTTACCGCCACAGTTACTTCCGGGCGATAAACTCCCAAAGTACCGCTTGTAAAACTGTTGAATCCACCGATTGTAAATAATTGATAATTTGAACTTATCGTTGTAACGTTTTGCAAAAATTCATATTTTTTCCACTCTGTAGTGACGCTTACATCTTGTGCTACTCTATTTAGCGACACTTTTATTTTCATGTTTTGAGTTGCTTTTAGCCAGACTGACACTTGATATGTTCCAGGCAATCGTACAACCTGGTTATTACTTCTCTTTGCACTCAAATAGCAATCAGAGCCATTCGCTGTAATAGCAACTGCACCATCACGACTTTTATTAGGATTTATCACATCATAATTAATACTTCCACTATAATCCCAATATGTTTCTACATCTGATTTTGTAAGAAGATACCCATTTAAAAGATTGTCCGTATCTTTTGGCAATGCATCAATCTTCTTTTGTGCTTCCTCACTAGCAATTTCTGAAATACTCTTATCTCCAAGTGCAAAACTGGAAGCTGCTATTGTCACTGCCCCGGTAGTTTTGTCGATGGCAAAAGTGGTCTTTCCATTACCATCAACAACCCTAATTCCTTTGGCTTGCACGTATTCTCCATTTACATAGAGATTTCCTTTTTCATCTAAATAAATTCCCTGTGCTTTTCCGCCATTGGTGAGTTTGTTGAAAATATCGGCTTGTGTCTGTCCGGAAACTGCGGTACTGGCAGAAAAATCTGCAATTTCCTTTACTGTTTTCCCTTGTAAAGAAAAAGTCTTTGGAGCTAGAATAACATTTCCTTTACTGTCGATTTCTAAGGTAACATTCTTGCTATCATCAATGACTTTTAGCCCTCTACCGTTAATTCTCTCACCGGCAAGTAATCCAGCTAAAATGTATTTTGCATTGATATATACTTTTCCATCTTGAATATAGATTCCCTGTTCCACTCCACCTTTTGTGAGTTTATTGAACACTTCATCCTGTCCAAGACTGGTATCATACTTATCAATTGCATTTTTGATATCGTCTTTGTCTGCATACTTGAAATCAATCCAATCAGAAGCATCAAATACTCCACTAACCCGATTTACCGTTGATGTTTTGAGCGAGGCCTTCCCTTCATTGTTCGTGGTTACCCACATGTCACCTTTGTAATATGGTGGAGTTGGTTGAACCATGTAAACAGAAGACTTTCCATCTATCTTGTCCAACAGCTCATCTGGTATGGATTGTGGTTGCCAAATACCAGATTTGTAAATCCATTGTGTGTTATCAGAAGTATTATGCCAAAGGTCACCTTCATGTTCTGTTTTCTCAGATTCCCATACCAAGACAATTTCATTCCCGGATTCATCCAGAATCTTGTTTCCGTCAATATCACACCACGGTAATTCCTCTGTTTTTGTCCATTTTACAGATGGATCATTTGGCTGATACCAGGTCTCAATCTTTCCATCGATCTGTGTTTTTAAAGAATTAAGAGAATCTTTAAAAACACCATTGATAAATAAGTCCAAAGAGCTATCATCCGTATATTTTGAAGCTTTTTCCCAATCAGAAGAATCATAAGAACCGCTTGCTCTGGCAACCCTACATCTCATCAAATCGCCAGTTTTGCCTTGTGTCCATAAGTCCCCAATATCGTAAGGTGGCTCTGGCTGAACTACGAATACTCTGCGCTTATGGTCTGCGGTATCTTGTGCTTTTTCTGCGGCAGCAAGTGCTAAAGTGACATCCGTATCCTGCACCAATTGCCATTTCCAAGTTGCCCCATCTTGCATAAAACGGTAAGCATATCCTTTGGATTTCCAGTAAAATAAGTCACCTTCATGTTTCTTTCGTTCTTCATTGGTAGTCCATTCAGAAGCCGGAATATTCTGTAAGGTTGGTTCATAGTCATAAAAAAAAGTCTCAATCTGTCCGTCGATTTGAGACTGTAAATTATTAATATCAGTTGTGTATGTATTGCTTATAAAATTATTTACTTCTGTTTCTGCTTTTTCCTTTGCAATCGCATTAACATCTTTTCCCTTGACTTGTACAGAATCTGCATTAATAATAACCCTTCCTGTTGTTACATCAACCAGGAAAGTTGTGTTTCCATCTTTATCAATAGCCTTAATGGTTCCCGTATTAATCCAGTCAGCATTAACGCCTGTGGCAGTAAGGATTCTGGCGATTACATCACCATCAACCGTCATACCGCCATTCCAATGTTGTCCACCATCTGTAGAAACAGCCCATGCTTCCGCAGTCATTTTCCATACAATATCAGAATCGGACAGCTGTGGCTTGTTATGAAGATAATAGATGTTGCTTCCGTCCTGCTGTGTTTCTACTGTCGTATATGTTCCAGAAGATTCAGCAAGGCGTTGTGATAATTCTTCCAGTGCTTTTTCCCTGGCGGTACGTTCATCTCTTAAATTCTTATTATTTTCTGCCTGTATTTGTTGATTAAGACTATATTGTTTCTGCTTATTCCTGGATGCACTCTTAGCACTGCATTCAAGTTGCTCAAATGCGCCCGGATTCAAGGTAACAGAAGTTAGGTAGCTCTTATACTGTTTTCCGTTTCTATCGGAAATCGCAATGGTGTCACCAGCTTCCCATGCAATATTTGTTAAAGCGCCAGTAGAAAACGGTCTGAATTTCATTCCAACACATCTGTCTGAAATAATCTTGCAGATTGCTTCTCCTGTTCCCTCTTGAATTAGCTTATTATCACTTATTTCGATAACGTAGCCGGATTTCCCCGACTGATATGTTTTTGCTTCATTTTTAGAAGAATTTTCAACGTATTCTGTAACTTTTATACCTGTTATTTCAAGATCATACAACCATGGAGTAAATCCGTTTGTTTGAATTGCTGTAATCCCAGTCTGCATGATAGTAATGATTTGTTCACCAGTGGTATCTAATATGTCGTTACCTTCTACATCTTTCCATGGAGTTTCCACCAAATCATAAAAATTATCCGGGACTTCACGTTCATACCATCCAAAGCATAAGCGACCATATTCGTCACATTTCGCCCACTGGCAGCCCATCTGTGCTACCCATGCAATTACCTGTCTGAAAGTAATACTGCTATCGTCTGGTCGATTCTGAATCACAAAATCATCATTATCAAACCTTGTAGATTGAAGTGTTACTTCGCACACCTCGCAAGCATCCTGGATGATTTGTAATCTTGTTGCCGGATAAGTCAGTTTACTTTCTGAATAATCGCGATCAAATAATCGCATTGAATCTTCGCAAGTTAGGCTGATAATTGCAGTGCTTTGATATGGAGCATCTGTTACCGTCATAGTACAGATACGGATTTTTTCAATGCCAGTAGATAATTCAAGTCCAATATGGCAAACAACCCTTGCTCCATCCCAGATGTAATCTGTGTACTTGCCAGAAAAGTTGTTGATCTGCAAAGTCAGTTTATTTATAATAGCTGCGCCAATATCAAAGGAACCATTTTGCGATACTGCATCCTCAAACTTGAAGCCATTAGACCATAAGTCTTTGTCGGTAATGGATAATGTGCTTCCGTCCGTAAAGGTAAAATCTGCATATTTCAGATAGTTACGGTTCCCACTATTCTGTTGTTCTTTAAATTCCGTTGATAAATTTCGCATATCTTACCTCTCGATAAAGTCAAAACTAAGTCCTTCCATGCGCTCATTTCCAACCCACCAGCACTTAAAAGGGGATTCCCTGTCCCCAACATAAAATGTTCTGGTTTCGTGCTTATTTGCGGATAACAGGTCTGGATATGTGACCTGTATGTACTCTGGATTTACTGCCTGTATAATTTTGCAAGCAGTGTCCCAATCTGGTCCATTCCAGCCAACAGTCAGTTTCCGTTTCTGTCCAACTCTGTTTTTATGCATGGTCGTATCGTCTGTTCTGCCAGATTCTGCCGCCGATATATCCTGTAACCCCCAAGTAAAAGAAGAAGGACAGGGCAATGCTACCCCATCCACTTTTAAAAATGCTTCTGCCATATGCTAACCCTCATGTATTTTTACACACGAAAAAAGCGCCTACCCCGAAAGGTAAACGCTTTAAAATTTGCTTATTATGATTTTATATTATAACATACGGCGAAAGTATCATTCAGTATACTTCGGTATCATTTAAAATTCTTTTCTTTCTCAAAAAGAGTATGTGCAAACGAATAAATCATTGCTAAAAACCTTATGCTTTCCATTTTTTCTACTATCTCAATAAGTTCCTCTTTATAATTCATTCCACAATTCCTCCCAACACTCTAATCAACTTCTGTTTACGGTTATACTTCAAAATCTCGGAAATCTGCCCCATCATATCATCCATTGTCATGTTGCTCTTCATGCTGTTGCAACGCTTACACGCCAGTTGCAGATTCTTAATATCATTGGTGCCGCCACGAGACAACGGCATAATGTGGTCGATTGTCATTTTCTTAAATTTGACGGGCTTACCGCATATCGCACATTTTCCGTTGCACTTGGCGTACACGCTCTTTTTCTGAAAGTCATTGAACTGGATTCTGTTTGCCATACGATCACGCTTTCTGCTCCATAGATTCAAGAGCCTTAAATTTCTGTCTTGCTTTATTGGCATAATCGCATAAAATCAACAATTTCATTGTCATAAATTGCTTGTTATATGCAAACTGCCTTTTTTTCAGTTCGTCCATTTTTTCTGTGCTATTAAATCCGTACTGTTCCATGAAATCATCCAAAAGAAACTTGATTTTATCAATAGTGTCCTCTACTTCGAACATTGTGTCTTCTCTATCCATATTTTCTGTCATTTTATTTTCCTCCTGTGTATCCCTGTAAAAATCTAATTAAAAGAATCTCTGCTGTGCATTTTCTGTATCAATCTCATTCTTCAAGAAAACTGGCGGTTTGTATTCTCCAATAATCTTGACTGCCTGTTCCACCTGGCTTCTCTTGATTGCCTTATAGCTTTTTACCTGGAACTGGTAGCGCAGATTGGAATGAATGTTGCTGTAGACTTTCTGGCGAATGGAACGGCTGTTATAAGCATTTGATTCCTTACCACCAAGCACCAGTGTTCCTTTTCTCTTTACGGCTTCCGTGATTTTCTCCGCTTCAATCGGGAGAATCGGCAAATCCATTTTCAAAGTCTCAAACTCTGTCTGAATATCGTCAATCCGCTTATTCAGTTCTACGTTTCCCTGTGCTAGAAGCTGAATCTGTTCGGGAATAGTCATGGGAGAATTCCTCTTTTCTGAAAAAGCATCTGCCAAAATATCCTTTGCTTTTAACTGGTATTCAAGCAATTTGGCTGCTAATTCTGGATGCTCATTTTGCATCTTCTCTGTTATGTTTATTTTTGCAAGCCAAAGTGGAACAAAATCTAATCTAAGTGCAACAGTCTCGTTATTTTTATCAAATACCCCTGCCTCAAATTTGAGGCACCCCATTTGTAATGTTTTATCTTTTTGGACATTCATAATCTGTCTATCTTTTTGTCCTTTGCTCATGCCAAGGGCATTGCAGAAATAACTTACTCCTGCATATACGAATCCATCAGTACCTTTTGCTGCCATAATCATGTCACCTAATACATTTACATTTTTTACTACTAAGTTTTGCATAAAAAAATACTCCTTTTCTCTTGAAAAGAAGTCTCACAAATGATAAGATATTAATTACCAGAGGTGAGACTTCTGGTTGCTTAAACAGTCGTTTGTGCTTTGGTCGGTGCTACGGCTGTTTTTTAGTTTCGAGAATCTTTATCTACTAATTCGATTCCCTTTGTGATAACTTTTGTCTTTGTAACTTGAAGTCTTTTTGCACATTCCTCTAATAGTGCATTTTCTTCCTGTGTAAGTCTGACTTCCAATCTTACGCTTCTAGGATTGTCCGTCAACTTTTGCCCTATTTTGGGAGACATTTTATCACTCCTTTCAGATTGTACGTACATTTTGTACATCTTTAATATATCAGTTTGTACGTACAATGTCAACCATTATTTTAACTTTTTCCTAATTTCCTATTCCACTATCCGTTTTGGAATGGTAAAATATGTGTATCACATTAAAGAGGGGGATTTTACATGAAAAGAAAATTTTTTATGATTTTGGTTTTAACATCCATTTTTTCAAGTGTTACGCCTGTGTTCGCTAAAACAGATAAAGAAATTCTTTTTAGGGATATTCCATGGGGAACTTCTTTCTCAGATACAAAGGATTTGTTTCCAGATCAGTGTCTTTATGGCATACAATTAGATGGGATAAATGCAATGAGTACAAAAGAAATATTAACTGGTATGTCTGACGATTCCAATGTTTATGATGGTAAAATTTGCCTTTATGCTCAGCCATTAGATATAGCAGATGTAGATGTAGCTGGATATTCTACTCCTTACTTGAATTTTTACTATTCTTATAGCATTAATGAAAATAAAATAGATTTTGATGATAGTAACACTTTGCTATATGGTGCACAATATGAATTTGAACCGCAAGATATAGACTCTATGTATTCTGATTTACTTGAAAAACTTTCATCTGTCTATGGTAATCCTGATAAAACAGAGAGCGATACTACTCAATGGGGAATAAAAAATATTTATACATGGTGGTATGGTGCTAACAATACTTCTTTAGTTCTTCGGGCATCTGATTTATCAGATTATGATGATGATTTAGAAAATAACAAAATATATATTTCTTATGCCTGGCAAAAAGGAGATGAATTATTAAAAACTGCCGATGATACATTATCTCAAATGCAAACGGATAGTGAATCTGAAGTTTATGGAAATGGCATAACAAACGGATTATAAATGGCTAGGGAGAAATCCCTAGCCTAATTTCTATTTACCATTCTGGCGCTGGCATATCACGAACATCATATGACATATTCACGTATACTTCATAACGATCTGGAATTATTGTATTATAATTTAAATCAGTTGGAAAATATGATTGTAAGTAATCAACACTTCCTTTTCTTTGAACATTAGCAAACAAACCATCGTCACATCCAATTATTCTATTATTTTTATAGTATACAACTGCCATATGGGTTCCACGATTGTTTTTCCCGTTATTCTTAACTGTTAAAACAACACCCTCTGTTCCCAAATTTGATGTATACGTAATATTCTTTGCATTAAAATCAAAATATGATACGTTTTCTGTTTTTAAATTAATTTTTACAGAATCCCATTGACTTCCATAATTTGTCATTAATGTAGCATATTTCATCCCTGGCTCAATTACACACGTATCATACTGATTTCTTACTGAAACTATTTGTCCATTCAAACAAAAAGCACAGCTAATATCAATAGAAACCGCATAATTGTAATTATTTTGAAGAATTATAACTTCTCCCCTTGGCGTTGCTTCTGCGTGATACGTTACATTGTTTTTGGAGGCATTCGTATTTCCGCTAAATCCACCATTAGAAGATTTTTTCACAGTAACCTTACAGGTAAATTTCTTTCCAAGAATGGTTGCTGTAATATTGGCGGTTCCTACCTTTTTCGCAGTAATTTTTCCATTTTTTACGGTCGCAACACTTTTCTTTGAGGATTTCCATTTTACAGTCTGTTTAGTTCCTTTTACTTTTATGGTACTTGTCTCTCCAACTTTTAAAGTAAGGCTTTTCTTGCTAAGTTTTGGAGATTCCACAGTTACTTTGCAACTATACTTCTTTTTGCCCACTTTTGCAGTAATTGTAGCAGAACCCGATTTCTTGGCTGTTACTTTCCCAGAACCACTTACCGTTGCCACAGATTTCTTGCTGGAAGTCCATTTTGTCTTTCCTTTTGTTCCAGACAATTTCAGTTGCAAGGTTTGTCCAGTAAGTAACGTTGCCTTGCTCTTGCTAATCTTCCCTGCCGCAGATACTGGAACTGCCATACAGACAATCAATAGCATGACTGCCAGAACCGATAGTATCTTTTTCACTTTCTTCATACACTCATACCTCCCAATATTTGATACCCATATTTTACCACCTTGGGACGTATTCTGGAAGTCCTATTTCGCTTTTCTATCAATTTCCGCAGTTACGGCAAACAAAAGAGCTTCGGCAAATTTCGCACCGAAAGAATCAGCGTATTTATCGTGAATCCGGCTTGCTTCCACGGTGAGATTTTCCCACTGTGGAATATCATCCTTTGAGATAAAAGCATACTTCTTGTGGAGATTCCATATATCTTGCCAGATGGAAAAGTAAGTCTGCTTGAAATCCATTAATACCACTTCTCCTTCAGCTGATTAATTGGTGTGCCGGCAACTCCGGCGCTTTCTCCGCTGTCTGTTGCCTTGAAGTATGCTCCTTGAATCTGCGGATACATAAACTCAAACATTAGATAATTAGCAGCGTCACAAAGATATTCTGTATTTCCGGTCTTTCTGTATTTTTCAATGCACAAATCATGTGATTCCAATGCATTAACCAGTTTCTCCCCGAAATTATCCTTTGCTGTGCCATATTTGTAAAAACTCATCTCAGCCCGATTTTGACGCAATTTATCAAAACGGTCTGAATATTCTGTTGGAAGTTCTGTTCCTATTTTGCTCATATGTTTTAATTCTCCACAATTAATTAATTTCTTTTCTAAAAAATCAATTTTCTTGGCTTGTTCCTATATTTTATCGGGTGAGATGTATTTGAAACGGATTTGGTTATTTTATCATGTCAATTAATTACCCTCATATGTCTCATAATCAATCGTTCCCAGATCACCGTACACATCTGGATAATAAATTCCAACCCAGAAGTTATCCTCCATTGCTTTGTAGTAAGTTACTTTTACATTCCATCTCTGTACCTCGTCAATAATTTCTTTGTTGAGAAGTCCGAATTGATCTCGGCAAGCTTCACTTTCCAGTTTGTAAGTCAATGCTTTGTATTTCTCGGCATTTGCCTGTCTGGTGGCGGTAATATTGGTTTGAGTAAGTAGTAAAATCAATCCAGCTACCAGGAACCATATTGCACTGATAAAGGAAATTACCACGCCAAAAGACAATATAAATACACTCACATTTGAACGCTCATATTCGCAGCTTAAAGATTCGCCTATTCTATTTGTAATCAGAATAACAACGCCGACCGCAAAAATGATTACTGATAGCCAAAATATCATAGCATGTCCTCCCTGTCCTCAATTTTCATCAACAATATTTTCCGCACATATCCAGACATGAAATGCGAATAATGGTGATCCGTGTACTCACTAAATGAAGTTCCAAAGTATTCATCAATCACTTTCATGTATGTTTCAATTTCAACATTCTGGAAGTAATCTGGATTTGGCCCGAATCCAAACTTGTCCAGGATATTATCCAAAGCGTCTTGATTGATTTTTATGTGCGGTTTTCTGGTTCGTTCTTCATACCTCTTGAAGAAATACTTCGATACTACCAGGAAGCGGTTAGTTGTATATGGGCTTGTCGTATATCCCAATTCTTCAAGACGCACTGAAACCTGGTTCTTGAATGCAGACCAGTTAAAAGATTTACGGTCTATTGGAGTATACTGGATGCTTTCTTCTGTCAACATATTTTTGATATGTTGAGAATTGAACCACTCGTTAGAGTGGTATGCATTTTTCTCTTCTTCTTTTGGATTAATAAAATCAGTATTAAATATATCAGTTATTGATTCATCAGTATTTGATATATCAGTTCTTTTATTATGAGGGTGGTGTTCTACATCTGGAGCTTCTAGGGCTAGGCTTTCTACACCTTGCTTTGGAGCATCTTGTTTATCTTCAGTTTCTTCTATTTCCTGTGGCGTTTCGTAAATATTATAAACATATTCAAACTTTGATCTGCCCTCTTCTTTACAAGGCTTTTTCTTATCAACAATAAGATATCCTGTCTCCTTTAATTCTTTTATGGTAGACCTCACCGCTGTTTCATTTTCTTTTAAAATTGAGCATAGACCTGGTATGGAATAATTCCAAGAATCTGGTAAAGAAAACATTACTGATAAAAGCCCTTTCGCTTTCAAACTTAAATTTTTATCTCTCAAATGGTGATTGCTCATCACCGTATAGTTTTTAGTTTTGTGTACTCTAAATACTGACATAAAATGACCTCCATTCATTTTTCCTCCAATTTTATAAAAACAGTGAGCTTGTCTCTTGGAGGTGAGACTTTCGGGAGCTACCCTAGCCCACTGGTTTTACCGAATTAATTAATCAAACATTTTGAATGTTTCCTTGCAAAATTCCTCATAGTCGGTTTTCCCGACCAGTGGCATTTTATTCCTCAGTTTTTCCATGGCTCTAAAAAACTTGCCTTGGTCTTTATTCCAGATTTTACAGGAAATTAGAAGATACTTCTCTTCTGTATGTCCAAATTCTTTTCCGAAATTCACTCTAATTTTCTCATTCTTAAAAAGTTGGTCTGCCAGATACTCTTCTGTATCTGCGAAAATGTATTCGCTACGGAATAAATGTTTTTGAATTAAGATGTAATTTTTATATGACATGATATTCCTCCCTGTGAAAAAGGTTCTATTTTAAATTGAACCTTTCCAGACCTCATTTTAAATGCGGTCTGTCTAAAAATTCAAAATCATGCGGCAATTTTATTAATTCCTTTATTCAGAATAAATTCTTTAATTTCGTTATATCCCCAGCCGTATCCAACCAATGCACTTACAAGCATTTCGGCGTTCTGGACTTTCACCAAATCTTCTTCTGAAAAATAATCTCTCATACTTTCTTTTTTTGTGATTCCGAATTCCTCTCTTAGTTGCTTGGCGTTTTTGCCAAATATGGACTTATAAATAACGTCCGTATATGTAGAATAGGCGTGTCCATGCATTCTTTCATTTTCAGAAGATTGTTGAATTGCCTTGGTAAACGCTTGCCTTACTGCAATTCCTTTTTCACGTTCTTTGATTTTTCCAATAAGGAGCTTTTCCATTGCATTGAACTGCCGAATATAGCCCTCTTTGAATTTCATTGCTTTTTCGCCAGTATAGCCCATAGCTAAAAGTGTAAATCCATCTCTGGTTACATAGTACATTGGCTGTTTCTTATTTTGACAATTGACGTAAGAGGACTGCACGAAATTGTGCCTTCCAAAATCCTCACTGCATTCAAGTTCTCTTATATCTTGCAAAACCCTTTTATGTTCTTTCCCAAATGTCTCCGCAATATCTAGGCTTGTTACAATACTGGTTTCTACTTTTCCAATCATCATAACTTCTACCAACATTCTCCATTCCTCCTTATATTGATGGATAAAATAAAAAAGAGCCGCCAAGTAAGATAAAAATTCCTCAAAATCGAGAAATATTAATTTCTTCTTAGCGGCTCAAAAATCAAGACCGTGTGTACTTCTTCATTGAAGAAATTATACCACACAATCAGTCAAAAATCAATATGCCGGGGATGGTTTGAAACGGCTATCCGTATCATTCTGTGCTTTTGTTACGGCTTTCGCAATCTCACTTCCGTCCAGAATAATGCTGTTCATAATGTACTGCGGATTGTTATTTCCGCTGTTCATGCTCATTACCATTGCAACTCCCTGGGCTACTGCTTTTGTCATTTCCTCTTTGGTAAGTCCCATGCTTCCGTCCGAACTGGAAACAATGCTGTCTGCAATCTTCTTCATGGTTCGTGGATTTTCCAATGGAAGGACAGCTTCGGGACCGTTTTCTCCGATACCAATTACCTGTGCACCATTGAAAAGACCACCTTTGGCATACCAATTAGGCTTGTAAACTGGTGTAGAACTGGTTCTTCCACCGCCAAGATCATGTTTTCTCCACTCTGAAATATAATAAGTCAGAGTTGGTAAATGTACTTGTTTCATGCCATCAGCGAATGATTGAGCAGTTTCCCGACCAATTGATGTAAGATTAACATTAAATAGCCTTTTAATTTTATCCGAAATCCCAGACAAATTGGTTTCTGTATAAGATTTCATTTTCCCAGTTTCCGTGTCAACTTTACCAGAAGCCTTTTCCCAAATCTGGTTTGTATTGATTAGAACAGAAGACCAATAACTTTGAATGGTTGTCATAACCTTACCCATTACATCTTTTGTATCGGTGTCCATGGTTCCGAGAGCTGTCGATACAGCACTTGCGGAATTTCCCCAGTTTGTTTTGGAGTTGGTTTCAACATCATCATTCGTGTTCTTTATCTTTGACCAAATGGAAGGCATTGTGCTTTCTGTGCTTTTTTTCATTCCAGCCATTGCCGTGCTTACAGCTGCACTGGCTATTCCAAAACCAGTCTTAGATTTTGAAGACACAGATTGTGTAGCAGTTGCCACTGCTGAAGAAACACTACCCATAGCAGTTTTTGCATTCTCTGACATTCCATTAAAAGAATTTTTTGAAGTAGTTTCCATGGTGATAACCGCATCTGGAAAATCTTTTCCGAGTTTTTCGTTTAGCTCATCCAACGGAACACCAGCGTTTTTCAACGAAGTGTAAACTGCGTTTAATGCTTCTTCTGTATTTTCATATGTTCTTCCAGATATTGCACTATCAAGAGCATCTTTAGCAGTTAAGTAGTCTCCACTAAATTGATCAGAGCTAAGACTTAAAAGATAAAGTTCGTCTTTCAAATCAGATATACTGATTTTGGTTGTGTCAAATTTTCCAGCTGATTCAGATACACCATCTCCAAGGGCTACAGCTTTATCAGTCATATCTTCCAAAAATCCAGTTGATACACCCGCCTGTGCGCCGTATTTTTCGAGAATTTTTCTTGCATCTTCGGTTGATACGCCGAATTCTCCAAGTTTCTGAATGAAACTATCGTACATTTCAGAATTTGATTTTCCGGCACTTTCATCTGCTTCAATTAACTTCCAAAGCTCTTCTGCTTGGTCTTGTGTTATTTTATGCGCGCTTTCCATCTCGCCTGTATAATCATGGAGATAACCACCTGTTTGTGATAGAATTCCATTTCCACCTTGCGCAGCTTCTGTAATACTTGCAATTCCTCTTGCGAGTTTAACGGATAATGCCGTTGCGACAAATACAATCCCAGCGGTTCCAAATATAGTACCAAGCGTTGAAGAAAATGAAGATAATCCACCTGTAGCCGCCGTTTCCGCTGCTCCACCAATATCACCGATGATAGTAGGAAGAGAAGATGCGGTATCAAGTGGGAAATTTAAAAGTTTTGAAGCTAATGAACCGATTCCACTTGCAAAGGAAAAGATTTTTGTAGCAATATCCTTAGCTATTTTGATTGCAAACAATGTTCCAAATGCAGCACCAACTTGTTTTATAAATTCTGGATCAACTCCACTTAATTTTTCAGCCAGCCAATTAATAGCATTTGCAATACCGTTAATTAAGTCTGCCCCTATATTTATTACTCCTTCAAGTCCGGTAATCAACGCATCTGCAAATCCCTCTGCAAATGGTTGGAATGCAGACCATAAATTTCCAAGAGCAGTTCCAACAGCATTCCAATCAACCTTATCAATAAAATTCTGTATTGAGGTTTTTACACGGTCAATGCTACTCCAAATCCACTCCCAGTCAACATCAATAACTCCAAAATTATCAAGCGCAAGTACAATTCCACCGATGCCAAGTGCCATTGACGCATAAGGATGTTTTGCCAATAAAGCAAGTCCTTTTCCTAATGGGCTGTCTTTTCCGATGATTCCACCAATAAAGGTTAATCCTTTGAATCCAAGGATTGCAATGGAGATTTGTCCAAGTCCTTTTCCAATTGCCTGTGCAGTTTCCGGGCTGATATTTTTTATTGCATCGGCAATTGAGTTCAAGCCTCCAGGAAGCGTTGTATTGATAAAATTTTCTCCAACATCGAGCAAATCTTTGAAGAAGTCAACAATTCCCTGTCCAACATTTTGTGCAAATGGCGCAAGTGCATCCCAGAAGTTTTTCAATGCCGAATTAAGTTCGTCCCAGTGAATGTTGTTTCCGAAATTTGTTAATGCGTCAACAAGTTCCGGGATTGCACTATTCATTGTCCATGTACCTACCGGCACTAAGAATTTCTCATAGAAATCCATGAGACCAGTCCAAACAAATTTTGTTGGCTTTTGAAGCATTGTAAAGAAACCGGAAAGCGAGCTATTCAGTTTACCCCAATTGATTTTATTTAGTAAATCATTCGTAATATTAAAGAATCGAGGAAGCCCGGAATTGTCAGATAACATCCATAATCCAATTGGTTTCAGATAATTATTCCACAAATCTTTCAGAGCTGTAATAGAGAAGTTTCCAAGCTTGCTAAGACCTTCATCATAAAGTTTCTTGATTGATGCAGTTGTTGGTTTAGCCGCTTTACGAATTTTTTTAAATACAGCTACAATCTGATCAGCGGTATCATTTGCCTTATTATTCATTTCTTCAAAAGCTTTATCCCATGCAGCTTGATACTCTGACAGGGCTTTATCTAATGCAGCATCCAGTTCTGGAAGGTGTGCACTCGCACCGCCTCCACTTCCGGAAGAGCCGGAAGAATTGCTAACTTTTGCATCATTTAATTGATTTAATTCATCAAATGAAAGCACAGAAAGAGTTTTTTGTAATTTCTTCGCATTGTCATTTGTTTTGTCAAGCCCGGAAGCTGCATCTTCTGTACTATCTGCAATACTTCCCATATCAACTGCGGCACTTCCTGTGGAAGCAACATAATTGGACATTTTGATACCCAAAAGTCTTCCAACCCACGAAAAAGCTCTCTGAATTGCAATAACAAAGGCGTTTATATATGGAAGAACCTTTGAGATAATCGGAATGAATAATGAACCTATTGTCCTTGAAAGTGCGGAAAAGTTAGATTGTAGTAATCTAAGTTGGTTTGCCGGCTGATTTATCGTATTAGCCAGGTCACCCCATGCATACTTTGAACTATTCAAGATTGTTATAGTTCTCAGAATAGCCTTGTCCGATTGACTTAAACTTGATACAGTAGCGTCAATTCCAAGATTATAAAGTTCCTGTTGTAAATTTGCCACACGGATATTAATGCCGTACTTGTCAAGAGCCCGGCTCATTCCGGTTATTCCGGATGCCATATCATTCCATACATCGTTGAACTCAAGGTTCTTTACAGAAGCAAGGTCTGCTCCGATTTCTGTTAAAGCTTGTGAAACCTTAGTTGATGCATCTGCTGTTGCCCCCATGGATGATGCCATCTGAGCATAAGTAGCTTGATAGTTCATCGTTTGGTTTGGATCAAGTCCGAGGCTCGCGCCTTTTGTTCTAGTCAGATCACCTGCATCTGATACTTCAAATCCAGTCATTTTTTTTGTGAGTTCTTTTGCACGTTTTTCAAAAGAGCCCACATATTCCTCTGCGGATTTTACTCCTGCATTCTGCCACTTGCTGATATCTAACCCGTCAGTAACTTGATCGAACGCAGAGTTAAAATAATTCAAAGTTTCTACGTAATCAGACGCAGATTCTACAGAATTCCAAAGTGCTTTAATCCCCCTTGTTACTGTGAAGAATTTCGCATATAATCCAGCAAACTGTGAAGTTAATGAACCAACTTTTTTTGAAGTTGCATTTGCATTATTTCCAAATCCAGTTAAAGCAGAACTTGCAGCTCCAATTATGGAGGATAACCTTCTTCCAGCATTTCCAAGTCCATTTGTGGAATTTGATAATCTCGAAAAAGAATTCGAAAGAGAATTTGTGGCTTTATTTATTTTTCCACTTGCAGTAGCTAACTGTGCCAAAGCTTCTGTCATTCTTACTGTGTTTTCGCTGATTTTTGGTGCGGTTTTCATTACATTGAAGAATGACAATACTTCATTTGCTAGTGTTCCAAGTTGTCCAGAAGATTGAGCAATTTTACCACCAGCACTTGCCAATTGTGAGATGGATTGTACAAATCTATTTGCAGAATCCGAAATTCCATCAACACCAATAAAGCTTTCTGTGATAATTCTTAAACTGCTTCCCAATGCAGGTAATTCAGCGGATACATTTGCAATATATTCACCGGAATTGGCTAATCTAGCCATTGAATTAACAAAACGATTAACACTTGCAGATACATCCGGTATTGCCGATAATCCAGATAACTGATTGATTATCTCGCCAAGTTTCATAGAATTAAAATTACTAATATCTACCTGGCTAAATCTGCTAATGGAATTAATGATTGCATTCAAACCGGAAGCTTTATAATTAACAGTTCCCATGGCTCTTAAAGAATCTGAAAACTGTTTCATTCCATCGGCAATGCTTGTCATTTGTCCTGCATCAATTTCTTTTAACTTTCCGGTAACTGCGTCTTTAATTCCTGTAGTGTCTACATCCAGAGTGACTTTTACAGTGTTATATTTCAGTTCGGCAACTTTGTTGATTGCCTTCTGAATATCCATTGTTATCTTATCCGTATTGATTTTTACATCAATAGGAAGTTGTCCATCCGCACTTTTCAAAGCATCGTTAAGGCGAGATTTTACTTGTTCTGCTAATTGTCCTGTTGAATCGACTGCCATTCCCCATACTTTATCTGATGCTTTAGAAGCACTTTCACCGTAAAGAGATTCAATGGAAACTGGCTTAATGGATTCTCTAACTTTCTTTATATTTTCCAGAACGGTAACAAGCTGATCTGCTGCATTAATAGTATCTTTTGGAATTAATGTTGGAAATCTTTCTGAAAGCTCTCCCCATGATTTATCGAGAGTGATTCCTTTTGTTGCATCGGTAACAACTTTATTAAGGTTATTCTTTAAAAGTTCTGAAAATTCTCCCTTTCCAATATCAGCTTTCAACATATCGGAAACATAGATTTTCTTGTTTTTGAAATAATTGTAAAAATCAACCCATTCCTGTTCTGCACCATCTAAGTAGCTTCCAAGATTGGCTTTTACTACACTTCCGCTTTTGATAATCGTATTTCCAATTTCTTCAACAATGCTTCCAACATTTCCAGAGATTTCTTTCCCGTCAAAAGACTGTGCCATTTCCTTTGCAAGTTCGTTCATTTGAGAACGAACTTTTGAAGCAGCACCGCCTTTTAAGTTAAATGCTTCAATTAATTGCTTTGAAATGGAAGAGGTATCAATTTTAATATCACGTACTGTTTTATCAATGGCGTATTGTAGTTTTTGCGTTTGATCTCCACCCTTGATATCCAAATCAAGACTAATCTTTTGATTCTGAAGATTGCTAAGATTGATTTTACTAAGTGTGTTTAATTTTGAAATAGCACTATCAAGCCCAGAAGTACGAACATTGCCTAGAGAATTAAAGGCAGACGTAACCCTTCCAAGTTCCCTTACACAACTACGTAATCCGTTTGTATTAACTCCGCTTAATGCGGAATTAACTTCTGTGAGTTTGTTTGAAAGATTAGTCAGCGCACGTACTGCTTTTTCTGTACTACTGCTAATTTGTATATCAAGGGTATCAATGGTATTGTCAGCCATTTTATTTGTCCCTCCTTTTTTACAAAAAAATAAAGGGCAGACAAGAGTGTTAATCCTGCCTGCCCTTTTCATGGTTAAGCTCAAAGTTCGCCTGCATGAGTTGCAAGCTTGCCAAAAGTGCATTTCTCTGTTTTTTCTTTTCTTCTTCGGAAAGTATACCTTCCTGTTTACGCTTTTCTTCCTCTGCTGATTCCAGTAAAGGTTTTTTCAAATACTCTGCCTTGGATTTTTTTCCCATTAAAGCATTTGCAACAGCTGTGAATGTGGCTGATGTTTCATAAATGCCCGCTCGCCAAAGCTCAGCGTCTCTTCTCTTTTGACGTATCTTTTCAGCTTCGAGATAAGGTTTTAATTCAGCTGGTGTAGAATCCATAAATTCTTCTTTAGATACGCCAATAGAGAGGTATAAAGGAAGAATCTCTTGGTAAACAACTTCTCGAAATGTTAATTTTTCTTTTTGTGATCCTGTGAAATCTTCGTTGCGTTCTTCTCCACTGCCTGTGCTTCTGCTACTGCATTCAGCAGACCGGATAAAAAACCATTTTTCTCCAATTCTTTATCAAGAAGTTGGTATAAATCAAATCCGCTTTTAGGATTTTCCTCGGTTCCTTCATCTTCGTAATCATCCAAAAGGTCACAGACTTTATCAAGAACAGCTTTTTTTTCAGAATCACTTTCATACCCAAACTCATCCTTGTGCTTCTTTTGAAGTCCGGCAAGAAGCAGTCCGGCAAGAAGCAGTTCCGGAAGAAGAGAAATCATCTTCTGAAGGCTTCTCTCTTTTCCGTCTGTAATTCCCTGTACCTTGTCCAGCACATCTGTTTTTGTAAGAAGTCCATATCCAAATACAACCTTATACTCTTTTCCGTGTACATTAAAAGTTACCATTTTATAATCCTCCCGACATGTTTTTTAGTTAAGTGTCATTGCACCTGTGGAATCTGCTACTGCTTTTGCGGTATCTAAAGCCTGCGTAAGTTCGTCAGAAACAACTTTTGTATCAAGGCCTTTATACTCTTGAATAATGAGGGACAGCGGAATTGTTGCTGCTTCATTCTGTCCAATATCAGACAATGGAATATTTTTTCCAGGGTCTGCGATAACAAAGAATGCATCAGCGAGGTCTGGAAATACAACTTCAAACCAAACTCTAAATCCTTTTGACTTTCCTGTTGCCGCATCAGTCATAAGCTTCTTTAGTGCCGTGATAACATCAGCGTTAAGATTGAAGGTTACATCCCAAGTACCACCAGTATCCTGTCTACCGGACGCATACTGTGTAATGAAGTCTTCGAGTGCGGATACGTCAATCTGCTCTGTGTCAAGAGAAATTCCACCGATGGAACTACATCTTTTTAACCATGTGAATGCAGTTGGCTTTGTTCCTTTAGCGGTTTCAACACCGTAATGAAAAGTTACGCCAAGTGTTGTTAAATCTGCCATTTTGATAGGCTCCTTTCTTTAATTCAAGTTTTATGCACGTAACCCTGTGCCGGGAGATAGCGGATCACCGCCTTTCTACTCTTCTTTGTCTGTTTTCAGTTCTGGTAATCCTGCTACAGATGTAAGCAGTGATAAAAAACCAGAAAGCAAAGATGCGGATAAAACCATTTTCCAATCAACGCTGCCAATCACAGTTGCAGTACCAATAGTTGCCACCGCTGTTTGAGCAACTGTTTTTACAGCTCTAATTCCTGCTGCTTTCAGCCAAAGTAATTTATCTGCTTTCATTCGGCATTCTCCTTTCATATTTTTGGGTAAAAAAATAGAAGCATTTCTGCTCCTAATCTAATAAAGTTCCTGTATATATCCGGCTGTATCGGCTCACAAGCTTTTTGATTCCGCTGTCACCAAAAAACATAGGCTCCGGTCCATATGTACGACGGAATCCCATGCTCACCATAACTTTGTGACTTATCTTGTCCAATTCATACAATCTGGTTAATGCTTTACTCCCAGAGGTGAAGCAATTTACTTGAAATGATGGCATTGTTGCACATTCATCCCCTTCAAGGTCACCTCTCGTAATTGGATTTCCAAGCATATAAAGCTGTGCATATGCCTTTTTGCCAGATGCATTTGTTTCGCTTCCATCCATGGAATAATTGTCTGCGCCAGTAATCTTAGAAACAGCCGCTCCCCATTTTGAAAAAACTTCCAGAACAGGGGATTCTATTGCGTCCGGCATATCTGTCACCTCACAATAAAAAATGCGCCCACCTTCATAGTGAACGCATTGCATATCTTGCTATAATTTAACACTGTAATCATAACATAATTGGTTGGTATCATTCAGTATACTATGGTATCATCTTCAAGAAGAGAACACCTCTTTGGCAATTTTACGGATATTCTGAATAATTTCTACGCTTGCCTTATACATTGGCATTGTAGCTTCTGTACCGTAAGAACGTACCCATTCGCCGGAATCAGAAATATATACCCAGGAATCGTTTTTTCCTTTTCCTTGTCCGTAAGAACCGATTGTATAACCAAATTCTTCTCCTTTTGGATGTGGGCTAGAACCGGCTGCACCATTGTAGTGAATACCTGCGCCGAACTCTATAAACAAAAGGTCTATTCCTTCGCATATTAAATGGGCTTCCGCATAATTACCAAAACTGTTAATTTTGATATAAGTATTGTGGTTTTTATCAGAATCGCCTTGTGCTGCTAAAATATTTTGATTAATGACTGGAATCCCTAATTCACATAATCTTTTTATGAAGATTTCATTTTTGCTCCTTAAAGATTTTTGATAATTTTTTATTTCATCAATAGCTTTTTGGATTGATTTCTGTGATAAGGTACACTTTATTGTCTTACCCATTTTCATTCCCTCTCTTAGAAATTCCGTATCTGGCAATATTGCCTTTTTGTGTATCTAAAATCTTCTTTAGTGTGTAGTCTGGCAATACTGTGGGCTCTCCATTTTCATCCAAAATAAGGCTTCCGTCCTCGCTTATTTGTGGAATTCTATCTATCCAAAATATGTCCGCTTCCTGTGGATGGAAATTTCGATTAAAGCTTGTAATGTATCTGTCATAATCTGGCACTATTCCGGCTGCAATTTCTTCTGGTGTTCCGGCTGTAGATGATACAGAAAAAAAGTATAGAACTGGCTTCTCATAAACTTTAATACGGTCTAATCCTTGTGTTTTCTCGGATATTCGTGACCAATATACTTTTTGCTTTTGACGGACTAATCCTCTCATATTTCCTCTCTTTCTTAAATTTGGTTGCTTAACTAAAGCCCTCTTTAGTTAACTAAGTTAATCGGCATTATTGCCATTAGCATCAATCCATGTTTTTGTAGATGGCTCTTTGCAATAAACAACTTTATTTAAGTCAGTATCAAAATACTGCTGCATATAATTTGCCGCAAAGGTTTTTCGCAAATCCGTGGTTCCCATTTGCTTTTGTGCTGTATTTAACGTTCTGAAATTTTTCCCATGTCCTTCTGCCCAAAATGGGATAGTTACATTAGCGTTATTTTCGTTATTTTCAACTGAATATTCAATTCTACCAACCCAACCTCCGTCAGTCACTTCGGTCGCACCAACGATAGGAGTTCCAGTAATAAGTGGGTAGTATTCAATATTAAAACCTATAAAATCAACTTGGCATCTTCCCGCATTTCTGGAATCCGCATTTCCACTATCAAAAAACTTTGGAAGTGTTGCTTGATGTTCGTCGCAACAATTTATGATTGTTATTGGATGCACCTGTGCACCACTATGGGCATCCAAAGGATACTCTCCAAATGTATATGATGTATAGCAAAAACGTGCACCAAGTCTTTCGCAGATAACGTGTTCTCCACCAAGCTGAAATGCTACTCTAAATCCAGATGCGTATGTGTCATAGGCACCAATTATTGAACCATCAGACCAGCCAGCCCAACCGCGTAAGCCGATAAGACCTTCAACTGGAATATTATCTTGACCAAACCCTAAACAGGTTAGTGTACACGAATCAATAATTCCCCAATAACTGTGCTGATAATTTACCGCAATACATTTATGTTTAGTGTTTGGCAATTCGATTTTTAAATGCCGAACATTAAATCCACATCCACCAACATATCCAGTTTCGGAACTGCCACCGCTAATAACTGATGGTGTTTCGTCATTTAGCCCATCAAAAGCACTCTCATTTACGTGCAATACTGCGTTTTGTGGTTTACCTGTACTTTTGCCTGTGAGGGTAGCTCCAACACCAATCGCATCCTTCTTTACACATATTGCTACTTTTTCAGTTTTCCCAGCCAAAAGGTAATCGCTGAATCCATCTATATAATAATCTCCGTCACATAATTCGACAGTTCCAATCTGTTTTTTCACACGATTGATAGCTTCGTTAATAACGATTTCATCATGTAATCCAGTGCATATATAATCAGCTCTCAGCTTATCCCACTCGGATGAATTTGCAGCACATACAACAGTTTTTGATGTATCGTTGCCTTTTTTTCTTTCAATTGCGATAAGATATTTATAACTTCTTTTGCCATTCATACCATTTGCCCACGTTGTGAAACCACCCCAGTCTTTTTCGGCAACATATTCCACATAACCATCCGTGAACTTGATACTTTTTGATTCTATATCTGCTGAAGCTCTTTTTTCATTGCTTAAAAATAATGCAATGTTTTTGTCGTCAATTGAAGAATATCGCCATGCGTAGATTCTATCGCCTTTTCGGATATTGAACGGATGGAAATAAAAGAGTCCATCATCAGTGCCTTTTATTTCTGTATTACAAAACACAGAATTTTTATTTGTAATAGTATCTTCGTACAATTCGCGTCCATATATCTTAACATCATGGTCAATTCTGTCTACATAACAAAACTCTGCTCCAAATATGTTTACAAACTCATTTTTCCCGTTTGAGTTGAAATACATAGAATAATTTTCGGGATTTCCATTAACTAATTTATATGACGTATTTCCACTTGGAAATACATATTTTTTATTTTTTTCCAAATCATACCTAATGACAGAAGAATTTTTATGCAGATAGAAAGGTTGTTCATTTGTATATAGCCCGTATCCTTCTATTTCTTCTCCATCACACTTTTTAAAGAGAAGATTACCGTTGTCGTGTGTCTTTTCAAGATTCTTTATTTGATTTAATATAGAAAAAAACTCAACCGAAAATGTTCCGTCGAAGGCATTCATTATTACATATGCGCTATTGTCAGGAACTTCAACTGGAACATTCGGCATTATCGCTTCATATTTAGCCGATATAAGCACTTTATTTTCATCAAAAAAAGCTATTGACGGAATTAAATCTTTGTAAAAATATAGATTCGTTCCCTTCACTTTTACATGAGTTTCTTTTATTGTGCCAATTATAGGCAAAAACAAACTACTCCATTGCTTAGATTTATGAAGTTCAAGTTTTTCAGAAACGTAATATCCATTACGTGATTCAATATTATTTTTTTGAGTATAAATAGTTTTGTCAGCGTTAATTAAATCTTCCTTTAGCGAACCAATAGCTTCTCCCGTTGCTTTTGCTTCTGCAAGCCCACCTTCTATAGTCAATGTAGTGTCTGGCTGTGATACACTCTGGATGTCCTTAATAGCTTGTTCTTTTGCGGAATTTACATTTTGAACAGCTTCCGCAGATGTGTTTTTAGTAAGCTCCAAAAGCTGATTTATAACATCTTTTTCTTCCTGTCCTATCTGTGGTTGATCAATCTCGATACCCTCTAGCACTGGTACTTCCGCTATTGTGGTATTCCATTCAACACTAATATTTGAATCGGAATCCGTTTTAACAGCGCAAACAATAAAACGTACCGTTCCCATATACCTTGCTGCATTTCTTCCAATCAACCAAGAAAAAGTTACATTTTCGCCATCTACAGCTACATCATCACAAATGTATTGGTCTTTGATAGAAACATTAAAATCCACACTGCTTACGTTTTCAAAGTTAATTCTGACTGAAAATTTGGATAAATCAAGATTATCTCCTACAATTTTGGGACATGAAAATTTAATACGTTCTGCATTCTTGTCAGATTGCACCCCACCAACTACGATTGTAGAGGGCACGAAAATAATCCTTGTCTTAGCATCAATCGTGCATATATCGGATTCTTCAGAAAGCAAATTAACATCTTCTTTTGCGCTCATAAGTAAATCAAGTGCTGTTGCCATGTTCTACCCCCTCTGTGATACTTTGGTTTTACCAGTAGTTATAATGTATTTTCCGTTATCTTTCACTCCGGTGACAGATACAGAAAAATAATCCCAAGTAAGGGCTTCTGGCGGAATTTCACATTGATTGTTTTTCAGTATTACTGGGTATTCTCTTTCCATTCTCCAAAATGAAGCAGCTGTTTTACATCCGTTCCACTCTGGTGAAAAGATAAACAATGCTTTAAGATATCCAGTCGTGCCCTTTACCAGTCCAGAGAAATCACACTTGGGATCTGGATAAATTCTTTGATTATTTACAATAAATCTTAATACTCTCATGCAATCACCCTTTCCATTCCAACAGGAGAAACATATGTGAATTGGTTTCCTAAAATATCTCTGGCTGTGCCAATAACAAACTGTCCATAGTCGGACAGAATATTGCATACAAATTCCTCTGCGTCCACCCAATATCGTTTCTTAACCATGCGGTGAAGTTCTGTTAATAGACCGTAGCTGAACATCACGCAATGACCTAATTCATGGATAAATACACGATTTAGAAGTTCGCCATGTAGGTTGTTCGCAATCGAAATTGTCATTGTAGAGTAATCAGATACAGCAAGTGTCCTCTGCCCTGTACGGTCAATCAAAACATTATCATGGGGAGAAACAAAGTGAACTCTCCATAAGTCCCCGTTCATATAGAATTGTTTCAGCATGGTTTCTCACCATCCTTTCTACGAAAAAAGCCCCTGCCGCATTAATTTGCGACAAGGACTTAATTCATTTATTGCTCTAGTTCATCTGCTGTACAAGTCTGGTCAGGTCAGTTTTCATCTGCTGTCTGAGCGTTGCATCTGCATCCGACCACATTTCCGTAAGATTACGGATAATATCGGAAGTGTATTCTTTCATGGAATCATCCATTTTTCTCTTTGATTCAGCGTCTTTGGAATCATGATAGTGTCTACGGTTTTCATCGTATTTATCATAAGATTCTCCGTATCTGGACTTCTTCCAATTCATATTCATACCATCATTTTCCATATCACTACGCTCTGGATGATATCCCATGCGGTACATATTGCGCTCAAATTCTGGATTGTTTAAATACTCATCCATCCAGTCATCATCCTGCATATACAGATACGGTCTATAGCCTTTTCTGGTTCCCCTACCTTTTGGAGCGAAACGCCCATTTGAATAGCGGTAACGGTCATAGCCCATGCGTCCAAGATACTTTTCTTCCTGTTCGCATTCGTCCATAGCTTCTACGATTCTGTAATCTTTATCTGCACAAATCGCGCACTTTACGGATTCCATGCAATCTTTCAAATCGTCCCAATCTTGAGAACTGAGATTATCGAAGCCATGTGTTTTGGCTTTTTCCATAGCCCATTTTCCCATTTCCATTGCAACTTTATGCATTACAGTGCCCCCTTTCTAACAGCCTGCGTAACAGGTGCTTCTGTCGTTGGGGCTGTACCATTGATTGCAGTCAGATTGTTATTCGGGCTACATGCCGGGTTTCCTAACATTTTGAACACTCCACCAGTAGCACTTGTTACAACTCTGGTTGCGTATTTTGTTCTTGTTCTGACACCACATGCTGTTACCTGTGCGCAGCAACGATTCTCTAGCGGATACAATGTTGTTCCTGTTCCTATCTGAATCATCACTGGGGCAGTAATTGTGGTTGCATTTGGAATAGATTGTGCTAAAACAATGCAGTATTTTTCTCCATTATTGTAGCTTCCTTCTGGAATAGTAACCACAAGATTTCCACCTGTGAATGCAATTGCGGTAGACAACACAAGGTGATTGCAGAGTTTACAAACATTCTTACATGCCATATCTCTTACCTCTCAATCAAATAAGAGGTGAGCCGCAACCCACCTCTTAGAATTTAGTCAACCTCTAAGGGTGAGTTACTTAGCAACAACCGTTACCATATGTATTACATCCTGCGTATGCATATGGAGCTGGAACCTGGAATGCAGGAATCGGAGCAGGATTGATTGCATTGATTAACTGCTGTGTCTGAGAAGCCATTGCAGTTGTAAGCAATGCAGACTGGCGATCCTGGGAAGCAGCACGTTTCAGATCAGAGTTCTCTGCCTGTAATGTTGCAATCTTATCGTTAGTCAGGAAGTCAAGGATTGCTCTTGTGTTGCTGTTCTGGTTTTCCAGAAGATCTCTTGTGTTGTTGTTCATTGTGTTCTGGAGAGCACAAGTGTTGGTAGCAAGGTTGTAGTTGATACCCTGGATGGCTTCTCTTGTTTCGCAACAACAGTTTGCTAACTGAGACTGTAATGCGTTGGTATTCTGCATACCGGCTACAGTATCAGCATTGATTGCCTGCTGAACGCCGTTGAAGCCTTGAAGCATTCCGACATTCATACCATTAAAGCCACTCTGCATGGTATTGTTAAGAGAATATGTGCTGTCACAGATGCCCTGCTGAATACCTCTGATACCATTCTGAATATCATTAAGGGCGAATTCCTCATTAATGTCTGAACGGGTAGCCCATCCTTGGAAGCCGGAACCATTTGTACCATTGCCACCCCAGCCACCAAAGCCGCCGAAACCGCCCCAGCCAAAGATAAGCAATATTATAATCCACCATGCCCAGCCACCGCCAAAGCCATAGCCTTCATCTGCACGGTTATTAGAGCCGCTTAATACAGCGACATCGCTTGCTGATAATCCACCATTCATCATAGCGATTACCTCCTTATTGATTTTTGTAATTTATACAAAATCAAAAGACCGCGGCTCTTTTAATTATTGTAGCGAATTTATTTTATTCCAAACTGGTTCTTAACCTGCGACAGTATATCGTCTGGATTAATATTTCTTTCTTTACAAAGATTTCTTGCAAGTTTTTCAATTCCTGCATTATCACCTTTTTCCATCATGTTAATTGCATTGTCAATTACAGGATTATTTCCAGATTGCTGTTTCATCATATTGATTATGGCTTGTTGAGGATTCCCTCCACCACGTATCATCTGCATAAGTTGCATTGGATTCATCATCTCTGTTTACCTCCATTCTGCTTGGGTTCCGGTGTTCCCGACATTTGTGTCGGAAACATACTCTTTATTTCGGAAATTTCTGAACAAACATCGTTCCGAAGCTGATTAAACATAGCTTCTATGTCAATCGGTTTTTCTTCTGCCTTTGGTTGCTGTTGTTCTTCCGGATTTATAAGTCGATAAACAAAAATTCTACTTCTTCCATCTGCCTGTAATTGTTTTCTATATATTTCTGTACCGTCAGTTTTTGGATAATAGACAGGGTTTCCAGACATATCTACATCTTTTGCCTTTACAGTATCAATCCCATCGACCATCTGTCCTTGTAACATGGGGATTTGTGGTACTTGCGGCATTGGTTGCTGAATTTGTGTCTGTCCGTATGGCATTGCCTGTTGATAGCTATTTTGCAATTGAGCTAATCTATCTTGATACGGTTGTATTTGTTGAAATGGTTGTGCAAAATACGGATTACCATACTGCATATCTCAAACCTCCCTTGTTTTTATAACTATATTTTACAATAATAAGAGGTTGATTAACACGCCATGATAACGCCATAAATACGCCATTTTCTATGAATACAAAGAAAAGCCCCGACAATACATCGGGGCGACTTTCATAATTTTCTTCTTTAATTTTCTGTTTATGCGGTCTACGGTTCTTGTGCTGTAGCCCATGATTTCTGAAGCTTCTGCAAGTGTTTTTTCTTCGTAAACGCGCAATCGGAATAACTCTTTTTCTCTGGAATCAAATCCAGCTTCACGCAAATAGAAGATTCTTTCATCTTCCGAAAAGTCTTTATAATCATCCATTCCACTGTCCTCCCTGTAGTGGAATCAATATTTACACCGGGAAAATGCCTTTTAGGGCAAAGCCTAAAACAATACCAATTATGCCAGTTATGATATAAGCAATTATTTTGTCCTGTAACTTTCCTGGTTTTTCCATGAGTGATTTTAAATTGTCGTTCATTTCGTCAACTGTATCCTTAATGTGTCCCAGATCGTTGTTGTATAAAGCAATTTTCTGTTCCAGCGCATTGATACGTTCAAAAAAAACTCCATCCCTTTTGGAATGCTTTTCTTTCATCTCATGGACGGCACTTTCCAATTCTTTTAAGCGGTGTTCGTTGATACACTCGTGTTCACATCCCATCGCTATTCCTTTCCATCACTCCCATTTTTTAGATATTGCTTCTACCCACCTAATTTGAAGCACCCCTGCGATACGTGGGAGGATTGACGTATCACGCACACACCATCTTAGAATCCGATAAATGGAAAAACACCATGATTTACATAAATTTCAGTTTCGGAATCCCAACTTCTATTCACGGAGGATTCGGAATGTGATCCTTGAAACTCAGCTCCCTGCTTTACTAGAAAGAAAAGAGCCAAATCAAATATGCAGTCATAGCATTTTTCCATATCGGAATTTATTTTCTCATCACTGTAAGATGAAGGATAATTCCTTTTCTTCTTAAATGAACGAATAGCCCTCTTTACTGAAAGAGGAATCATCCTCGCAGTTTCTTCATCATCTTCAAGATAATTTGTCAAATCCTCTATAAGCTGTTCGTCCATTTAAGTCACCTATCCTTGCTGAGATAAAATCTCTGATATTATTCCAGCCTTATTAGTTGCTGCTAGGGCATAGCCGTTATCACTTGCAAGTTGTCTTAACTGAGATACAGTCATATTAGACAACTCGCTTTCTGTGTACTTATGTTTTGATTCATCATAAGCACTTACTACAGATGGTGACTGGCTGTTTTCATTGAGACTATGCCCGGTTATTCCCCCGCTTTGGTACCGATCACGATACCACCGTTTGCTTTTGGTGCAACAGGGACGAACATACCGGATGCTTTTGTCCATACTGCAACTGGGTCTGGTGTAGCCCACATGGAAAGAGTAACAAAGGAACGATTCTCTTCCTGAATGAACTGTCTGTATTCAAGTTCCTCAGGTGTCACACCCCAGAGACCAACACCGAAAGAACCGTTAGCATCTGCTTCATACAGAGTAAATACATCCTCTTTAAGGTATCTGGCTGTTTTCAGGGTTCCATCTGCTTTTCTGAAATTAAAGTTCTCATCACAACGATCAATTGTGATTTCATATTCCTGCATAAGCAGATTGGCAAGCTCCTGCTTTGTGAGAAGCCTTTTATTTGCAGCACCCAGAACAGCTGTCTGCATTGCAGTGTTGTTCCGCATGTAGTTAATCATTTTAAGAGAAGTAACAGCTTTGTTTACTACATAGCCATTGCCTTCTGCTACAGCTACCATTTTCTGGATATCGCCCATGATATCTGCATCTGGCTTAGACCAATCAGTAAGCGTTACTTTTGCACTTGCTGGAACGCCATAGTCAATTCCCATGTCAACATGGTTCTCTTTGATTGTTACAGCGCCAGTGGAAAGGAACTGTCCTTTCATAACATTTGCTCTTGTAACAACGCCCTCGAACAGTCTGGCTGCATCATCAAATACAAAGTTTTTCAGCGCTTCATTATCCGGCACACCGTTTTCAATTGCCTGCCGTAAGTTTTCGGACTGATTGATTTTTCTCTTAATGAAGAGTTTTTCAGTCAGGACTTTTTCAAATCCAGGTCTTGTGCCGATTTCTGCTTCGCTATCAAGAGCGTGGACGAATGCAACTTCCGGGAGATTCTGTCCAGCCATAAGTCTGTAATACTCTGCCTTCAGATACTGGGTTTTTGTATCTGGGAAAATGGTGTCAAGAATACCTGGTCTTTTAACGCTGAAATTCTGAGAGAAATTAAGTCTTTCTTCTTGGGTAATTGATTCCAAAATATTAAATGGCATTTGTCATACCTCCTTAAAATACTGGGTCTTCTGTGACTACAAAAACAATTCCGGCTTTTTCAAGCTCTGTTTTTGCAGTAGTTTCAACTGTTACTGGAAGTCTTTTTTCGAGAACACGGCCTGCGACGATCACGGAAATTGGCCTCTTTGTATCATCTGTCATATCAACATCTTCAAATACAATGCCGATTGCGCCTGTCGCATTTGTTGGATATACGGAACCTGCTTTGATAATTTTCTTAGTTCCAACTGTTTCAGCATTTGTCTGGTCTGCTGTGTAGGTTTTGAGTACAAGTCCGACCTCGGATTCAAGAATATTTGGAGTGGACTCATACTGCTCTGTTTTCATAAAAGCCATTTTTATATCTCCTTTACTTAAATATTTACAGGGGCGTTACCGTCCACTGATTTAGTTTCCTGGTTCTTTTTTGCTGAGTAAGCTTTTGCAAATTCAGCAGCATCACTTTTTACTGTAGCTTTCCCACCGCTACCGCCGCCCGGATTCGGAGTGTTTTCCAATGCTTCTTTCTCCCAAGCTGCTTTTGCGGTATCAAGTGCTGTTTTATTTGCTTCGGAAACTCCCTTAACAAAAGTTTCGACTTCTTTCATTGCATCTTCTGGTTTCTCATACGGTGCAGATGCGTATGCTTTAATAGCACTCGCGTATGTTTCGGTTGAAAGTCCTGCATTTGCGAACATAGAAGTAATTTCACTGGTAAGGGCTTTTTTGTTGGATTCTGCAAGCGCAGCTTTCAAATCAGCTAACTCCTTATCCACTGCTTCCTTTTCTTTCTTGCGTTCAGCTTCTAGCCGTTCTGCTTCGGTCATGTTCTGCTTTTTCAACTCTTCCAACTCTTTTTCCAGGGAATCTGCTTTTTCAGCTTTTTCCTTCAGAGAAACATTTTTGTCTTTCTCTTTCTTAGTTTCAGCAGAAATAGAATCAAGAAGCTTAGAAACCTGTTCCTCGGAAGGTTCTGCAACTCCCATACCGATAAGTGCCTGTTTTGCCTGTTCTCTTGTCATTGAAATCTCCTTTCTTCCAGTCCAATACGCTTTTTCAACACGGTTCGCTCCGCACATGGTCTGTACCCGATTTACGCTCACGGGCTGTTGCAATTTATTTGATTTTGGGTATTAAAAAAGAAGCCTTAGATTTCTCTAAAACTCCTTAAATAATCGAAATTTGGTTCATTCTTCGTTAGATGGAGAATTTGCCATTGGTTCTGTTTTGGACGGATTTTGAAACTTTCCGTCAAGTAATTGCTGTGCTTTCTGCATTTCCGCTTCCGGGTCTGCCAGTTCCGGGTAAATAGTTCCCAGATACGGTAAACTCATTTCGTAGACTTTCTGCGGATCACTAAATAAACCGCAAGTAATCAGTGCAATAAGCGGATGAATTTTATTTTTAAACAGATAATCAAGTGCCTGTGCTTTTACAAGCATATTGTCTGTTGGGTTTCTGGTTATCTTTACATCAAAATCTCGGGTTGAGATATTAACATCATTTGATGTACCACGGATAATATTCAGAATAATTCTAGCAGATTCCTTTTCAGCTTCCTTGGTGAATGCTTCTACCAATTTTGCATCTCTTTCTGCGAAGTCCCATCCATTACGAAGGTATACAGCATTTCCTGTATCACCTCCGCTATTGCTTTGGCGGTTTGGCATTGCTTCCACAATCAGCATGTTATTGTAGATATCATCCTTTGCAACCTGGCTCTCTGATTGATTCAATTCAGCGGTCATCAGTTCAACATCCGACTGACAGCCATTTCCAGTATCTTTTACAGAGATGGCACCAAGTTTTACCATTTTCAAAAACTCGTTTTCATCTACCTCGCAGTTCTTGAACTTCATAAAGGCTTGCACAAACTGTTCAACGCCATTTAATCTATCAGACTGGTATTTGTTAATTGCATCAAATAATGTGATTGCAATTTCAACGTCCGAAAGCCTGTCATGGTTATTCGGATATTCAACAATAGGAATTCCACCAAAACCATTGATTCCGTAGTTAGTTACTTTTCCATTCTTGATTTCAAAAAACTGGTTCTTTGAATAGCATAAGTAGTATTGCTGCTCATCTTCATCCTTTAAAATCTGCACAGACAGCATTGGTTTTCCGTTTCTCTGCGAATATACAATGTAACAATCGCCTGGATACGGAATGAAGATTCTAAACGGTGGTAAATCTCCGTTTTTTGTCCAGTCCTCTTCTTTCAGAATAGCCTTATAGGAAGTTCCTGTTGCACTCTGGTATATTGCCCTTTGGATATTTCTTGCATCTGCATTGGCTTCATCCAAATAGTCATTCAGAAGGTCAACTTGCTCATTTATTTTTTCGTCTGCATTTTTCTTTTTGCATACATATTGGATTGGTTCCCCGCAAATCTGTCCAGCTTTAAACTTCACGGTTTCAAATGCGTGATTTTCAACCACTCTGTTATTAACTTCTGGACGGACTATTTTATTTCGGTATAATATCGGCTGATCGCCTTTCATGTACCGATACAGATAATCAATTAATGTTCGATTTCTATTATGTATGCCAATAGTGTCTGATACTACTTTTACTACATTTTGTGGAGTGATTCGGTCAACACCTGTGTAGGCTACTTTTCGCCCGAACTCACCTCGGCATAAATCTACAAAATTCATTGTATTTTTCAAGATCCGAACCATCCTTTCTGTAAAATAAAAAGCACTGGATATTTTAATCCAATGCTCTACTTTATATTTTACACATATTGACGGTATCATTCAGTATACTATGGTATCATCTTTCAAAACCTTTTATCTTTTTTATTTCTGCTATGGCTTTTAAATGCTTTTTTTTAATGTGAATCTCTGAATACCCCATCTCGTCTGCGATACGAACCAATGATTTGTACTCAACATAGTGCTTAAATAATATGTCATATAGTAATGGGTCTTCAACCTGTTCTATAGTTCGGACTATTTCTTGTCTTTTTTGTAAAAATTCAGATATCATTTCTGAAATCTCTTCTCGCAGATCAAATATCTTCGCAATCATGTCTCCCATCGGATCACGTTTTACAGAAGTTTGTACCTTTTCTCCAACAGGAATTGCAGATACACTTGTGGAAAGAGAACTGAGCTGTTCTTCTTCGATAAGCTTGTTTTTGATTCTGTTATCATAATTTTCAATCTGGCGTAAATATTGAGTTGCAGTCATCATATTCTATCTCCTCCCCCAAAGTGGATTCTGTGTTGCTGTTACTGTTCCAACTCCGCTTCCATTTTTTAAGAATACTGCTAAGCTAGCGAGTGAATCTGGTGCGTCATCGTGCTTATTTTTTCCTGTCATTGTGAATGAATAGACATTATTCATAAATTTTCTATACTCTGCATTTTGATATCCAGTATCAAGAAAATAAAATTTTCTAATGTTTTCAGCATTATCCCAAATTCTCTGTTCTTTTCTCACTGCCGATTTAGGTGCGTGTCCACCATTATTCAAAATCATTTGTTGCGCATATTTAGAAGTAAGATTAGTTTGATATCCTTGCTCCTTTAACTTTCCTTCTACTTCATCTTTATACCCTTCGCCGCCTGCATTGGCTTCAAAAAAAGCATTCGTAACTTTATTATTGACAATTGCTGATACAACTTTTGGCATAGTAAATTTCTTTTCAGAGTTATCAAATACTACTTCGTGTATATATACGGAACCGTCTTCATATACATATGCTACTGGCATTGCAAGGTAATCACTGCCGCCAAGAGCCACGTCGCAAGCCGAAACCACTTTCAAAGGTTCTTCATCTGGCAGTTGTCCATTATAAAAATTCATATGTTGCGCATTAAATAAAGCGCCATCTCTTTCAATAGGTTCCTGCTGATACTGGGCTAACCATCCTGCCATATCATCGTTTTCTTCAAATTTAGAACGAATAGTACGATAATATTTTGTACTAAATCCAACTCCGTAATCGTAGTCAAAATTGCTCTCATCAGTTTCTGGATCAAGAGCTGGAATTTTAAGAACATCATATCTAATGTGTTTTGCCTCTGGATTATTTTGAAGAAATGATAGTCTGTCCATATACAAATCATGCAATGACCAGATAGTACCATTTAGAATCAATTTACATTGTTCTTTCTTTCGTGACATTACATTGTTGTCAAACACAATTTGCTTTCTTCTTAGAATATCTGGATTTAATACATCTTGAATACCTTCCAGGATATCATCGAGAATCAGCCAACCATATGCGTCATACTCACCGTTCAAACCAGATTCCAAACCTTTTCCAGATAATGTCGCATATTTTTTCTTTCTTTCAAGGTCTACTTTGTGGTTCTTTGCATCCGTTCTGGCTATTTTTGAATGAAATACATCTTCATGACAATATGTGGGGTCAGTCCATATTTCCATAACTCCATCTAGGAATGCGCCACCAAGTCCTTCTTTATATGTAACATAGAGGTTGCTTATTTCTGAATTTCTTGCACAATGCCATGCGGTTCCGACAGTAATAATTTGTGATTTACCAGTTCTGGCTGGCTGATGCAGAAACAATTCGTCAAGTTCATCTTCTTCAAGTGCTTGTAATTTATCTACTACTTTTTTCAATGTTCTGCGTCTTGGTAAATAGAACCGTTCTTCTGGTTTTCTATCTTTTTCTATATACATGGCATATGAATCAAGCAAATGTGGTGCTTCCAATAATAAATACTGCCAGTAGATATCGTCAAAGTCACCACTGCCAGTTAATGCAGCACACTTCTCTGCTATGTTATGTGAGTATTGACTTACTTTCATAGCCATTTTCCGCGCTTCTTGGTTCTTGTCGAAAGGAAGGTCAATATTCATGTTCAAGAGCAAATCAAGGCAATCTTTTTGGTTCTGATAGATTGTCATATCACTACTGATAATCTGATTCAGTACTGCCCGATACCATTCAATCGAGCCTTCTGTAATTTTTCCCATAAAAATAGAGCCAGACCTCCTTTCTTTTTAGGATTTAGTCTGGCTCTCATGTGGCTCTCTTGACTTTTCTTTTTATTTTTTGTATTCTAAATATTTTTCAAAACTATATTTTTCACAATATCTACAATTTTCTAATCCATCTGGTTCTGGATGTATACACGGAATGTTCCTTAATTTGCACCATACCATTTAATCACTTAACTTTCTGCAAATTTCAATAAAATCTGGCTTACTAAGTTCTTTCAACTCGTTGGCATACTTCGGAAATTCATGTGTATATATCGGATGACCTAAAAGTTTTTCTGCATATTCATATGCAAGTCGGTGATCATCTCCTACAAGCATACAAATTCCTGTGTATGTTTCAACTACAACGGCTTCTTGTTTTGTCATACATATCCTTTCTTGATAAAATCATCTTTTTAATTCCGTAAAAATATTTTCAATTACTTTCCACTCTGCGAATATTGCCATAAACAGTAATGGTACTGCAGAAAATCCCCAATGATTTTCAATCATCATTTGAATTGTGGCTATCAAATAATCTGCTACCCATTTGGATATTATGAAATTCGCAATTATCCAACATATTTTTCTTGCCTTCTTCACTCAATAGACCTCCATTTATTTCCACGGTATATTATCATTTTCGTGTTCCAAAAAGAAATCAACCTTGTCAACATATCCTTTAGCTATCAGTTTTTTTACACAATCATCAACTCTTACAGGAGATGTATACTTTGTAAATTCATTTGAATATACAGTCTTGGCTGTAATATTTCCGCATATTTTGCATTTTTTTACAATATAAGCATTTATATGAGTACCATTTCCGTAATCTATTCTGTCATAGCATTTCCCAATTTTCTCATATAGGTGGGAACATTTTTCTTTAAACCAATTCATACATTCACCTCACTGGAATCCCTAATTGTTTGTAGGTAAATACGGCAGTGTACTTCTTCCCACATTTGTAGCAAGTTTCTGTAATGGTGCAAGTCTTTTCTTTATCATTGCATTTCGATTCTGTATCCGAACTTTTGAACTTGCATCCACCTGTTAGAATACATTTAATCCGTTTTGCGTTCATACATTCACCTCAAACTCTTTCTTGCAATTACTACCCTTACATTTCAGTTTCAAGTGCTGAATCTTCGTCTCTGAACTAATCAAAAGTGCTTTCTTCTGACAAAAAGGGCAACAGGCGTATTTCGTTCCGTTAATATTCCGTATCAATGCCTGTCCATTCCACGGCTCGGGTGGGTTCATGTATTCAGAAAAATCTATCCCTTCGGATTCTAATGCTGACTTAATGCTCATTAAAAATCTCCTTAAATTTCTTCCTATTAAAACCATTGTCTTGGTTTCCCCAATACGGATATTGCTCTAAGCATTTTCTCATATAATCGCATGGATGTGCTTTTGCAAAGTCAACAATTTCTTTGGCAGGTGCCTGTTGTACTTGTGTCTTCCATTCTGGACAACCTTTTGTTTTTTCTTGATCCATTAATTTTCCTCCGTTTCGGAATGCCATGCTTTTTTCGGAAATTATTCTGGTTTATTCGATTTGGGGCAACTAGTGTCCAAAATAGTTCATTACTTAATTTACATTCAAGTTCAATACTTAACGGCTTGCCTATGCTACAAAGTGTACCGTCCTCATTTCTGTGAAGAATACCGCCTTCGATAACAACGCCATCCGAAATTGAAATCTCTGGTATTGTTTCAATAACTTTTCCATTACATGTAAAGAAATGCTTTAACTCGTCTTTTTCGCCCATATCAGCACATTCCTTTGTTTTTCCTTAAATTAGCGTATCGGTCAACTATAACATCTATTGTTGTATAAAGCTGATTGATTGTGATGCAGTCGGACTGGTGCCGTTCATCATACCATTTAGTAGTGGGTTTGGATTTTTCTTCAATAGGCATTCTGCTAATTAGCTCATCGCACCACATCTTTTTTGTTGCTATATCTAACTTCTCTTTTAAATCAAGAATTTCATGCTGTTTCTTCTCGCATTCTTCAGACAACCGAACAACCTCTTCTTTAAGCTGATCTACTGTCCAGTTTGCCATATCCTCAAATTTCATATTTACCACCTCTGTCTTCGAAAATTGTTTCTTCCAAGCATAAATTTTTCAGCCGAAAAATTATCCTCTACATCAATATGTGCTTCACGGTCTTGCACCTCATATCCGTTTGGGGTTAATTCAAGTTTTGCAGTATATTCAGCGCCGCAATTGGTGCATTGCCATGTCACATTTAAAAAGAGTCCTTTTTCTATAAAATGGTTTGTGAAATCGGCATTTTCACATTTCAATATTCCACCGCAAACAGGGCAATTGCGTTTATCAAGTAAATTTAGCATTCAAATTCCCTCCTCTCCCTGTGCTTCATCTGACAGGCAATCATTTTAGCTATGTTTTCACGTTCCTGTTTTATTCCATGTCCCTGACTGAACAACTCACATTCGAGGATGTTTCCGCATTTAGAACATTCATCGTTGATTTCTTTACCAAAAACTTTCATTTTATATCTCCGTACAGTAATATTTTAATAAACTGTTCTTTTGTAATTTCTTTCGCATTAATTCCAAGCCATAAGTCTCCATAGTGCAAAGAATTATACAATTCATCAATTCTACTTATTCGCATTTCAAACGGTTTGTCGCTTTGCAAAAAATAACTGGCAGCACTACGAAGTGTTTTTGTTCTATGAGGTGAATTAATAATGAAAGTCCCTACAATGCATGTTTCCGTTTCTAAAATAAGTGTTTTCTTATTGAACTGTATTATTGATGTTATGTTATGTATTTTATCGAATAATTCTGTTAGAAAATAATCTGCGTCTTTATAATTGACTGCAATGTACAATACTGATATTTTGTTCATTTCCAACACCCTCCCAATATTCACAACAGCATTCTGGTTCAGTAAAGTCTGCGCAATATTCGCTATCACCATTAAAACAAACACATGTGAAGTCATCATGTTTTCTACAATTCTTGCAACATTTTTCTTCCATAAATTACCTCGATTTAGAAAAATCCAGTGCGCCGACTTGAACGGCATAAATCTCCCAACGAGAAACACTGGAACTTTAGGGGGAAAATGCAACTTCTGGCAATGGCAATTTGCCAGATAGAAACAACAGGAATCGAACCTGTGTCACATGATATTGAGTATCATTGCTCTACCACTGAGCTATGTTTCATATTGCCGCCTGTCACGGACAGTTCTTTTCAAAGGAACTGAGATGGTTTTCACTTTTGTTTCATTCGACAGTAATACAATTGTATCTTTCCGAATTGATCGTGTTCTCCATAGCTTCAATTGGATTGTATCCAAGATTCTGTAAGATTTGTTTGAAAACTGTTACAGATTGACCACTTGCAAGTTGAACGCCTTTTCTTTTTGAATCCGCATGAAATACGTCATGTCTTCTTTTAACATTCCAGAAAATAATGTTTGGAATAACGTATCCGGCTTTATGGAACTTGTTTGCCATCTTATCATAAAACGACCAATTGCGATTTCCGCAATAATCAATTTCCATATCAGAAATTACGACAATAGCTTTTGGCATTTCTTCCTGTGAAATATTATTTTTTTCTGCTATATCAAGCACCTTTTCAAATGCAGCTTTAAGGTCTGTACTATTGCCCCAGTCAGCCCTTTTAGCATTATTGATTTTCTGTGAAAGGGCTTCACCCTTTAAAACAACTGTTTCTGGATTGCTCGAAAATGTCATAAACAAATTGTGGTATGCCCCAACATTTCTTTCGGCAAAGTATATTGCCAATCCGATTGATGTTGCCATTGGTCTTCCATACATTGAACCGGATACATCAGCCATAATCAAAGCGTTTGTTCCCTGTTCAATATAATCTGGAAGTGCTTTCCATTGTGCTTCAAGAACTTTATTGTTCTCTCGTCCGTAAAGGATTTTTTCCACGATGTCATAAGGATACAAAGTTGAAGCGTTGATTTTAACTTCTCCTTTATCAGCCTTATTAATAAAATCATTAAATCCATCTGGATCATGTTTTGCAAAGGTCTTGCGATAAATCATCATTGCACGGCTCGGAACTTCTGAATATTTAATCTCATTCCATTTACCAGCAGACATAAGGCTTTCAACAACACCGATCTGTTTTCTCATGCTACGAACAATTCTCTTAAAGTTGTAGACTGGATAACCCAACTTCTGTGCAGTCAAGATTCCTAACTTCCTAGTTTCTCTGCTACTTGCATCAGCAGTCTTAATCCATTTAGCAAGCAAAGAAATTGCTTTCCCTTCATTAAGATTCTTCAAATCTTCCTCGAACTGATTTTTCATGGTTTTCCACATATCATCTTCCAATGGTGTTCCAATCAGTTCATAGATGTCATCATATCTTCCGAACACTCCAATTAAATCGAGGTTTGGTCTAAGTGCTTCTGGATGGTGTTCAGCCATATAACGGATAATGGTTCGAAAAGTTTTTCTCTCTCCAAGCCCACAACGAATATCTCTTGCATAAAAAGCAATCTTTGTGGCAAAGAGTTTATCCTGTGCAAATGCTTCTGAGAATAAAGTGGTGATTCTATTTTCATCAGCTTCTCTCAATGCACCAATAGTTCCGAACAGGTCAAGTCTTGCATCGCTTGTAGTATTCAGCGCAACTGCTCCGTTTTCGGTTCTTGTAAACTTGCTTTCTTCTTTCATTGCATTTGCAAAATCCATGTTTCTTCTCCTTTCAGGACACGAAAAATATAAAATATACGAATTAGATTTTATTTAAGTGAGTTGCTGTAAGTGTCCCCTAAATTTTCATGATGCTTTTGGTTTTCATAATTAACAGTTATGTCCAAATGATTGCTGTAAGCACCACATAATTGCCCCGACAGGATTTGAACCTATAAAATTGTTTGCAGTAAAGAACACAGACATGTTCCGTCGGTTTTCCGTAACCGATAACCGGGGGCAGTGACGAGGGATGGATTCGAACCACCAACCTATGCCTTGTAATGGAGTAAATTGCTATTATAGTCACAAACATGACTAATATTCTCATCGCTCTGTCCAATTGAGCTACCTCGTCTAAAAACCAACAATAGCTATGCTAAAGTCAGATTTCCTATCTACACTTGGTAGATGAAATAGCAGGAGACGGATTCGAACCGCCGTTTTCATGGATATGAGCCATGCGAGATTCCGCTTCTCTATCCTGCCGGAACCCGGAAGAACCGGGTTAGCAATAGGTTTATCGTGTTATGCTTTCCACTATCTACAAGTTTTAGTGCTGTAGATTCACTGGATATTTTTATGCGTCTTTGGACGGTATCTCTTGAAAACTCCTTTTATTAACGTGCGCTGCGTTAATATTTTTAACTCAGAGATATACCAGCCGGGAAATCAGATCCATTTAAGCTACGCCGTATCGCACCTAAATTTACCTAATCCACACGCTCAACTGGAAGTTTTTTCCACCCATATTACGGATGAATGGCATTTAGAAGAAATGGAAGCTCTAGGATTCGAACCCAGGACTTACGGCTTATGAGGCCGTTGCTCTTACCGCTGAACTAAGCTTCCTGAGATACCAGAAATAAGCCCGCCATAGATTTATTTCTGGCACTGTTGCAGTTCTTGACCGCCAGCCGCAACAAAGGTTTTCTGAAACGCTTTTAGATTCCAGAAAAGAGTGTTATAAAATGAACTTGCGGCGTTAGCAAAACCGCAAACTGGGCTAACTGGATTCGAACCAGCAAATATAGCAGTCAAAGTGCTATGCCTTAACCGTTTGGCGATAGCCCATCAACCCCGGCGCACCATTAAGACCGGGGAAGTCGTGATATTAAGCTAAACAAGTATATAAATTTTCCGCTCTTACCGATTACTCTTTTCCAGGATGGGAATTTTCTTTTCCAAATATTTAATAATTCCTGGCGTATTCATCAATAAGAGCTTTCGCTACTCTGGATGCCTCGACTTATCACTTTCATAGGCTTTCCCGAGCCTACATGGATTAAGCCGAAGCGGTGCTTTTATGAATTTAACCCTCTCGATTAACTCGATCGGGATAATTCCAATTGGAATCGGTAAATACATTTGTCACCTCGTGCAAATTAAGAAAATATTCAGTGCAAAACATATTTCTAAACAAATGCAGAATAAAATCTGTATTACGTTTGTCTTTCCTTCTTCGTCCAGTATGGCTAAAGTTCCAGCAAGAACCAGAACGAAAAATGCAAGATTTACAGCTGTTCCGATTACATTAAGTGCATTCATTTTCTTTTTCCTCCCCAATTAAGAAATTCAAAATCTTTTCTGCAATCTCTTCTTCTGGCTCAAATGGCATTCCACAGTAATTATAGGATTCTAAAGCTGATTTTAGGCTTGCTTTGAATCCATGGTAAATTTCTCCGTGTTGTAGTAGTTCGTGCCTTAAAACTAAAATTGCGTCAGTAATTGATTGAGAAGTAACACCGATTTGTGCCAAGCACTCCATCTCAATGTCTGGGACAGCCATCATTTCAAATTCAAATACCGGAATTTTGTCTACGGCTACATGAAAATCTATTGATCTCACTCTCGGAACTTCATTTCCATCAATGAAACATTTTGTGCCAAGCCATTCATAGGGGTTGGGGTTTGTGATTTTTACGACACTCATCCTTCTTCCACCTCCCCGAAATATTTCTTGTAAAGGTCAATGTCTTTGTTTCCCAATAACATTTTTATATTTTCTTTGTCTTCAATTTGCAAAGAACCATAAACAATATGTACCCACGTTGTTATTGTATTTTCTTCTTGGTTCTCTTCTCTATAGCCATTGATAACTGTAAATGCTGAAAACCAATTTCCCTTTGCTGTTAAAAAATAAGTCTTTTCTGAATAACATGTATATCCGTAATGGTCGCAGTCAATATTATCGGAAAATATCTTTTCTGCATTTTCTGTGTTGTAAAATTTCCCATCTGCACATATTCCACTCGAATGAACAACTATATTGTCTTTTCTTATGCGTTTGGTATCTGCATTCGGGAATTTCTTTTCGTATTCTTCTGGAACTGAAACGCCTTTTTTGTTTTTTGAGAAAAAATTAAGCACGTCTTTTCCTCCCGAAATATTCATCAACTGCTTGTCTTACAATATCCGATACGCTCCTGTCTGTTCGGTTCTTCTCTTCCAGGAGCCTTTTTTTCTGTTTTTCGGAAAATCGGATGCGGATGGATTCGGATTGTGGGTTTGTTTTCATGAGCATTTACCTCAACTTACAATTTCAATTGGATATCCTAAGTATGCTTCCAACTCTGAAACAGTCAGTTTACGTGGCTTCTTTATTTCAACATGAGCACGCTGTATGATATTATCTGTTGTCTTTGCGATTGCCTTTCCAGTATAACTTTCAAGCTCTTCGTTTGCATATACATTCAAATGTTCATATCCATATGCCCGGCACCATCTTGCAGCTGAATCAGCAATTTTTCTTAGCTCTTCTTGCTCATCACCAAACAACTCCGAATATCTAACTGCCTTGTTGAAGTCGCTCGAACTTACTTCATAAGGAGCTACAACATGTTTATATGGACTTCCAATAAAATGAAAGTATCTATGCGATTCCATTGCTTTTTGTCCTTTTGGCAAGTTGAACCCTTGAGCTATTGCTTTTTTAAGCAACTGTTCTGATTCAACATTGTTTTCTGTAACAATGCATTTGTTTGTAAAATCAATCATCTTTATCCCCCTCTAAAAGTTTATATAGCGTGTTTCTTGAAACTCCCATAATCTCGGCAAATTGTACCTTTGTTATTTCCCCTCTTTGCCAGCTACGTTTAGTTTCGTTAAAAAGTTCCTTATCTATCTCTTTTTTGGCACGACCTTTATATTTGCCCTGGGCTTTTGCAATTGCAATACCTTCTTTTTGACGCTGCCGAATATTTTCTCTTTCTCTTTGTGCTACATATGAGAGAAGCTGCAAAACTATGTCTGCGATCAGTGTTCCTGTCAAATCTTTGTTTTGCGTAGTATTAAGCAACGGCATATCCTGTACAATGATATCCGCTTCAATCTCTTTTGTAATTTTTCGCCATTCAGCAATAATCTCTTCGTAGTTTCTTCCAAGTCTATCAATCGAATGGATTATCAGAATGTCACCTTTATGAAGAGAAGCAATCATTTTCTGATACTCTGGACGATTAAAGTCTTTCCCAGATTTTTTATCCATATAAATTTTTTCAACACCATCTGTTTTCATTGCTTCAATTTGTCTCGCTTCATTTTGCTCTACTGTTGAAACTCTTACATATCCTACTTTCATATATACACGCTCCTGTTTCTTTATAAAACAATTATACACTATAATGTGTGTGTTTTCAATAGTAAATTACACGTTTAAGTGAATTTTAATTGATTTTTATAACATTTGCGTTTATTATGTAAGTAGGAGGTGTTTATATGGTATCTCAAAAAATTAAACAAATAATGAAAATGAAAAAAATTACAAATATTCAAGTTGCTGAACATCTAGGAACTTCACCACAAGCACTAGCTAACAAGTTTTCCAGAGAAACGCTTTCTGCATATGAGCTTATAGCCATCCTTGACTTTCTTGGTTGTCAAATTTCTGTTGAAGCATTTCCAGATATCATAGTAAAATTTAATAGCAATGATCTGAAAAGAGAGCCTTAATGGTTCTCTTTTTTACTTTCTAATCAATCCTTGCCCTTGCAGTAACAGTCTAAATGTCTCTTTTCCTTTTACGGTTATGTATGTCTGGACGTTTGAATAGCCAAACGGTGTTGAAAAATCTTTCATCTGGAAAAGTCCAGCTTTCCTATACGATTCATAAGGCTTGATAATATTATGCCGATCACGGTAAATATAACCATTTTCCGTAAGCCACTTAGTAAACGCTTTAGGTGGGATGTGGAATTCCTTTGCTGCATCTCGAAAAGTTGTAAGAAGCCTATTATCTATCAGACTGTCGAAATAATCAGCTTTAGGTTTCTGTTCCTGTACTTTCTGTTCAAGTAACTGTTTCTCTCTCTCTGCTCTTCAATCCATCTCTCGGCACGCTTTATCGGATCACTAATCTGGTAAGAGTCCTGTTTATGAACCATCTCGTATTTTCCGGTTTTACGGATAGATGGAAGAACATCAGCTGTAACCCATTCTTCAAATTTTTCTGCTGATTCAAGTTGGCTTCTCATAATCAAACGGTACAAATCACTTTCTGGAATAAAACTCATTTCTACTACTTTTTTTCCAGACTGAGCATATTGGTTCGACACTGTTACGGTTGCTCCATGTTTCACGGAGTGTCTACAATGCCTTGAAATTGCATCTTGCGGTTTTGAGTAACCAAGTGCCTTTGCTACATCTGTTCCCGCAAAATAAATTATCCCGTTTATTTCAGTGGTTCTTACATTTCCAAATTCTGGATTGCTAAAAATCATCATATCGTTCATCCGTTATACCTGCCTTTCTTGGTATTGCCTTATTTTTAGTATGGCAGAGAAACAGTTAAGGCTTACTGCTTGTCGTGTTCGAATCACTATCCCTGCCATGTTAAGGAGAGCTTTTTTTATTTTTTCGCTGGTTGAGGTGGTAACTACCGCTGACCGGAGGTTTATATATACCCCCTCCCGGTCATCCAGTACGGACGCTGGCAAGTCAGCCCACCAATCATGGGAACCGCTGCCCTTGCCTGGTCGCTGTTTATCGTAGGCCTTCGACAGTGGTCAAGGGAATGCTATACAAAATCCGTTGTAATATTGCACAAAAAACAGTGTTTTATAAAGTGTCTTTTTAGGGTGCACCCTATTTATACATTGTGTATCACTAGATATAGAATCCATTTTCTTGTAATCACAACATATAGTATTTTTACTGTTATAGCTCCGGTTTTTCCATCTCTGGAAGCTCCAGTGCCGCTTTGTGCTTCTCTGCGATCTCGGCGGCAGTTCGTCTTGGCTTTCCGCTGTTCTCGTCTGCACCTCTTCCGTTTGGAGCGTTCCATCCATATTGTGTGTTAAGCTTCATCGCAACGCCTGTATTATTTCTGTCGCTAATTCCGATATTAGACAAAGAATGCTCATCCATTAATCTAATTTTTTTCACTAGGTCAAGGTGTGCAGTGCTTGCGATTTCCCTATATTCGCCTCTATTATTCAGCTTCCATTCCTGTATATCCTTTATTACATTTCCATCTATATCTATATATATCTTTGATTTATAATCACCATTTAACCAATTATACATAGTCTGTTCACTTATTTTTATATATCTACTAAAACCTTGTATATTAACCTCTTTGTTATATGTTTTACAAATTTGCTCATATCTATCTAAAATATAATCAATAAGTGGTGCATTATCAGAATCTATAATAGTTTTTCTGTTATATTTTAAAGTCACATTATCTGGCTTTAAAAATATGTGATCTCCAGCGTAAGACATGGCAGCTTCAAAAGTGTTCTGCGGAGCTTTGGATAAATCATCAATCTTGTATCTATTGCAAAAAGCCAATAAATAACTTTCTGTTTCTTCCTCAAAATTTTCTAAAATATCCTCTGTTGATCTCACCATGTCTCACCTCACTTTAACACGTTAATTTGTAAATAAAAAAAGAGAACAACCCAAAAATAAAAGTAACCTGCATTATAATCACTCTTATTTTTTTATATTGTTCTCTGTCGTATAATATCGTAAAAAGTAAATCTATTTTTGTTGCTGATACCTTAACACAGTTTTTAATATCTTGTCAAATTTAATTTTGCATAAAATAAAACCCTTTATTTTGTCACTAATTAATAAATAATATTTGTGGTATTATATTATAATCTTCATTTATATTTATATTATATATATTATTATACAGTACTGTATAGCATATCTTTTAATAAACTCTAGTCTTAGGAATCTAGGAAGGGCAGGTATTATATTATAAAATATATTATATAGGGCGGCTTATTTTCGCAGTTTTAAATAATAAAAGCCAGACCTTCCAGGAGCTTACCCGGCGTGATCTGGCTTATTAGGCAAATATTAAATTAACGGTTTTTCTGTACTGTCAGTCCTGCCCTTCCTGAGTTCCCGCGACCGTCGTTATTTAACAGCTTAAATAAATTTCTTTTGAATGTCAAGCGGTATTTAAAAAAAATTTCTCTTGACAATTTGTGAAAAACTGTGTTATTAAAATATTAACAGGCTCGGCGGCGGTCTGTACTCTGTCCATAGCCGCCACAAATAAGCATATTAAAAGCCCCGGGATAATTTCCT